GCTTCAAGGCCGTCTCGATGGGCGGGGGCGTCTCCGACTGGAGAGTGTTCTACGCCGGCAGCGACGCGGGGCCGGGGATGCTCAGCCTCCTGGGGGCGACCCCCGCGGACGACCCGGAGTATTACAGGCAGGTCGCGCCAGTCGCCTACGTGAAGCGGGCCAAAACGCCGACCCTGATTCAGCACGGCGAGGCGGACAGGCGCTCGCCGATCATGAGCAGCTATGAGATGTACAGGGCCTTGAAAGACCAGGGCGTCAACGTCAGGATGATCGTCTACAGGGGCGCGGGCCACGGCGGCGGCAGTTGGACGCTCAAGCAGTTCAGCGCCTTCAAGCAGCACAACTACGACTGGTTCGGCCAGTGGATTTGGGGCGAGACGCCTCCGCGCTAAGCTGTGAATCGATAGCCGCGACGCTCTTTCCGCGCTTTGACAGCCGGGAACGAAAACTGTATCATCCGCCGGTTGTTCTGCTCTTGTGAAGTCTCACACCGTTCAAGGGTTAAGTCACTAACATCACGAAGGCTGAGAGGCGCAGAACCTCGCTCGTTACCGTGGCCTGTTGCTGTCTCTTCGCAGCCACCTGCCTCTCGGATAAAGTCCCAGAGCATTACCCGTAACGCAGTAAATCTCAACCAGGAGAATTATGATGTCTCGCGTCCCTCGTGGCTGGCGGCTCGCCGGCAGGTTCCCCCTCTTCGTTCTGGCACTGGCAAGCCTGCTGGTCTGTCTACAGTCGTCCGCGTCGGCCCAGACTCCGGCCGCGACGCCGACCCCGACGCCGCTCGTCACGCAACTCTCCATGAGCGGCGACGAGAACGATTACATCGGCGGCCCCAACGATTATCTCTTCAAGGCGTACAACACAACTTTCTTTGCCAGCGCGGGCGACGGCACGGGCGACGGCATCGTCGATTCGATAAATTTCACCATCGTCCACGCGAACAACAACGTGTGGAACGTGAACTTCAGCACGATGGGTCAGAACAAAAACCTCGTGCCGGGTTACTACCCTGACGCGCAGCGCGCCCCTTTTTATGACCCCGGCCATCCGGGCCTGGAAGTCACTGGGGACGGGCGCGGCTGCAACATGCTCACAGGCAGCTTCACCGTCCACGAGGCGCAGTACGACTATTCGGGGCCGGAGCCCAGAGTCGTACACTTCGCCGCGAGCTTCGAGCAGAAGTGCGACGGCGGCCCAGGCACGCTGCTCGGAACCCTTTTCTACAGATACACGGGCTCAAAAAATCTCTACAGCATTTCGGGCAAGCTGACGGACCCGCAGGGCAACCCCCTCGGCAACGCGAAGGTCGGAATCAAAGGCTCCAAGACCTTGCAGTTGACGACCGACAGCGAGGGCAACTACAGCTTCGGAAAACTGCTCGCGGGCGGCAACTACAAGATCGTGCCGACGCCCACCGCGACTTACACGTACAACCCCCCGCTCCGCAAATTCTTGAGGCTGAGCAGCAACGCGGCCGGGAACTTCGCCTCCGTCCCGATTTACAGGATCGCGGGCACGGTCAAGGACGAGCGGGGCACGCCCCTCGCCAGCACGTTCGTGACGATCAGCGGCGGCAAGGACGAAACCGTCCTCACGGACAGCCTCGGCAAATACTCGTTCACCGGCCTGAGGGCCGACCGCAACTACACGGTCACGGCGTCGAGGCTGTACCTCAGCTTCAACCCGCCGAGCCGCACGTTCTACGGCCTGACCGGGAACGTGGCGTTGAACTTCACGGGGGCACCGCGGCAACACAGCATAGGGGGACTCATCCGAGACAGTAACGGTACGCCTATGCCCGGCGTGCTCGTGCAGCTCGGCGGGGCGCGCACGGGCGCGGTCAAGACGGACGGCAACGGCAGGTTCCAGTTCAGGTCCTTGGATGCCGGCAGGAACTACACGATCACGGCGTCGAAGACCTTTTATTCCTTCTCGCCGGCCACTCTGTTTTACTACCAGTTGAGCGGGAATTGGGGCTCGGCCGACTTCACTGGCATCATGAACGCACACCTCCTCGGCGGGCTCGTCGTTGATTCAAACGCCAACGGCGTGAGCGGGGTCACGGTGACGCTGAGCGGCTCGCAATCCGCTACGGCCGTCACGAACGAGTTCGGCCGCTACATATTCAACAACGTGCCGGCCGCCGGCAACTACACGCTGACCCCCTCGAAGGACGGCTTACATTTCACCCCGGCCAGCAGGTCTTACCCCGCCCTGAGCGAGAATAACCTGTCGATCAACTTCATCGCCGCACCCTGAAGCGTCGCCCCCTCGGGCGCGCCCGCAAATCTGGCACACAAAAGAAGAAAGGGCATCCGCTGCGGATGCCCTAACTTATTGGTTCGAAATGTGAGCCGGACTGGGCTCGAACCAGTGACCCGCTGATTAAGAGTCCGCGACATCCTCTTGTTGCATGATGTTGCATGGTGTCGCACCGTGCGGCATATCCTTGAAAATCCCCGCCCTTTTCCGCCTCCTCGTTGTTGCATCTTGTCGCACGAGGTTGCATCGTGTAGTATCCCGTGCGCCCCGTATGTGGAAGTGAAAGTGGAAGTGAGATGCCCCGCAACCGTAAAGGCTCCATCTGGTACGAGAAGGTCAAAGACCCGAAGACCGGCAAGCGCAAGGTGGTCGCAATCTACGGCCGCGTCACCTTCACGGACGAGCACGGACGCCGCAGGGACCGCAAGCGCAAAGCAGTTTCGGGTACGCGCACCGAAGCATGGGAGCACGTCAAAGACCTGCTGAAGGAGTTGGACGAGCAGGGCGAGCGTAGCCTTGACGGTGCTCGGATGACCTTTAACGACCTGGCCGAGTATTACAAAGAGCACTATCTGACGGAGGCCGAGTATAACACCAAAGGCGAGAAGGTGGCAGGGCTGCGCTCCTGGAGGGACATGCGGCGCAAGATAGGTTACGCCCAAGCCCACTTCGGAAAACGGAAGGCCAAGAGCATCACTTACGCCGATCTCGTCAGGTATAAGAATAGGCTCCTCCGAAAGCCGGTCCTCGTGAAGTACAAGGTCAAAGAAGAGGTGGACGGCAGGAAAGTCATCAGGTGGGAGGAGCGGGAGAGCCCGCGTAGCGTCTCGACGGTCAACAGGGAACTGGCGGCCATCCGGCGCATGTTCTCCGTGGCCGTGCAGGAGGGGTGGCTGAGTAAGAACCCTTTCGGGAAGGGCGAGGCTTTGATAGACATAGCCCTGGAAGTTCCACGCGAGCGCATCGCCACTAAGAAGGAGGAGGGCGCTTTGTTGCTCGAAGCCTCGGGCCACTTGGGCGACTTTCTGGTCTGCGCCTTCGACACCGGGATGCGTGCCGGCGAGGTCTTCCGTTTGGAGCGCCGGGACGTGAACCTTGAAACGAACGAAATCAGGGCCGTATCCTACAAGGGGAAGCGCCGCACGGAGAGGTGGCTGAAGATGACTACCAGACTGCGGGTCGTGTGCGAAAGGCTCTGTCAGGGACTCGCACCCGATGAAAAGCTCTTTAAGGTCGGCAGCGTCCGACGCTCCTTCGCCACGGCCAAGAGGCGGGCGGGGTTGAAAGGCGTCTCTCTTGATGATTTCAGGCTGCACGATATTCGTCACACCGCGACCACGAGGCTGTTGAAGGGACACATGCCGCTCTCGGAAGCCGGTAAGCTCATGGGGCACACGCAACCCACTACGACGTGGCGCTACAACAACCCCGACGAGGCGAGCCGGGACAAGGCCGCGGAAATCCTGGAATCGTTCGAGGACTAGGCCGCACGCTTGCCTTTCTGATTCCTGCGCTCCATCTCATCAATGTGTGATTGCAGGTAGCGTATCTGGCCGGTCGGCAGCTTGACGAAACGGATGATCCCGGCCTTACGCCACCTGTGCGCGGTCGCGCGGTCTATCTGGTACATCTCGCAGAACTGCTTTTCGGTGTAACGCTTTTCGATTGTCTCTACTTCTTTGCTCATAAGACTATTTCTTTCTCAACCGGACACGAAAAAAAACTCAGCGGGAGATAAAAATGGTGGCGCAGGCTTCAAGAGCCCGTTTCATACTTGGCCTTCAGCCGCTCGTAAGTCTGCCGGTCCCGCCTCTCCCTTTCCTGCTCAGCCGCTCGCTTCTCAGCCGCCGCTTGTTCCTCTGCCACCAGCTTTGCCCGCTCCATTGATGCCCGCTCGGCTTCGCGCCAGCCGTCAGTCCAGAGGTAGGACAAAGGGAATTGACAATAGCCGTCTTCATAGAAGCTCCCGCGACACCAAATCTCCCACGACACGGACACGCCTTCTTCCTCAGAAAGCTCGTGCACTTCCGCCGTCCTCGGGTCAACGGATGATTCGCCTCGGATAGTTTGAAGCTCAATGGCAATCTCTTTGCATAGGGCTTCTATCTCCGTGCGCGTCTTAACGAAGTCTCTAATCTCAGCTTCGGTTTTCATCTTCAGTTCCCTCTGGTCCCCCAACCGGGGACACGAAAACAATTAATTCTCGGTGTCGTTCAGCACTTCGGCGTCAATCGGATCATCATGGGGCGGCAGCAACTTGCGCCCGCCCTCTGTAAGCAGCCGGGGGTTGTCCCTGAAATATTCGAATAGAGTCTGCCCCTCGCTGTTCAGCGCGTAAGGTAAGAACACTTGCGCCAGCTCGGCCTGACCCGCTTCGATGATTGCCAACTGTGCTTCTATCCAGTCTTTCAGGATGCGCCAGCAGACGCGCACGGCCTGCTCCCTGGTCTGCAATCGGTAGGGCACGCCTTTGGCCCTCTGCATGGCCCGGAGTACGCCGTCAACGTCGCTAGGCAGGCGGTAACGTATGGGAGTGCCGTTGACGTTTATCGTGAAGGTCACGGCCGCGGGCGTCCCGCTCGGGGTGTAGTCAGTCATCACAGATAGAGCGCCTTTGGCGACCAGAGCTTTTTGAATCTCACCGATGGTCTTATGCTCGTTGACTTTGGTTGTGTAATTTAGAATCGGCATGTCAGCTTCCTCTGTCCCAACCGGGGACACGAACAAATACCTATCCAGTGAGAACGCAGTCAGCCGACAACGAATCTCAAGTTGAGTTCCTGTAGAATCTGCCGCACGGCATCAACCTCAGTAGGAACCCCGACGACACTTGTGACCTCGCCCTGCTTTATCATTCTCCGTGCCTCGTTGATGATTAGCTCAATCAGCACGTCTTGGTCTTGGACTAAGGTGTGCAGGCCGTGGCGGGTGAGTGAAAGCCACTCTTTGTGTGTCTTGATTGTTGAGAGCATGTTAGTGGGAAAATTGTTCGCTCACCTAAGCCCGACGCCTCCCGTTGTTCCCCTGCATGTGCTGTTCTTACCGTCGCGCCTTTTGACGATGCCGCACCGCTTGCAGGCTTCCATGTTGTCTACGTCAAACCAGACGTGACCTTGCTCGTCCTGCTTATCATCTGGGGAAGGGAGCCACGGCTTATCCTGTTGGCCCTGCACGCTCATCTTCAGTTACCTCACAGATGCGGGAGCGGTTGAAGCCTCGGTGGACGTGCCGGAACAGTTCGTACAGGGCAACTTGTTAGGCGATGCCCATTCCTCGCCGCATGATTCGCATTTCCATAGGGCGCTGTTCGTAGAAGGAATCGTGTCAACTAGCTTTGTTCTGTTGCGCGGCCGCGCGCTGCCAGTGCCGCCACACTCTTTGCAGAACATTGGAAGACCGCGCCCCGTCCCTCCACAGGCCGGGCAGTCGGGCGGCTTGCCTGACGGGTTGCCCCGCTCGGCCCGGATTCTCTGAATGTCGTCATAGGCTTCCTGCCAACATCCACGCCGTTGCCAGTCGCGCTCTACCATGTCGGCCATCAACTCGAACTCGTGAGCGTACACCCACGTTGCCGCCCCGCACTGATTAGTTATGTGCGCTTCCTTCTCAATCCTGATTGCGCCCGAGTCGTCAACAAAGATGATTTCAGCCGGAAGCGATAAGGGGTCGGCGCGGCGAAGCAGTAAGCCGTCAAAGACGCGCCACGCTCCCGTCATATAGTTGCGGTCGTTGTAAATATGCGTATGTATGTAAACCGCTCGATACACGTTCAACCACCTCTCTTTTGCTTCCGGGGGATACGCTACACACCCCCGGATTCAAAACTGCTTTTATGTTGAAGGCTGATTGCTGTTGGTGTCAGTGGAAGATAGAAGTTGCTCATAATCGGCAATAGCTTTCCTTGCCTTTAACGGTGCTTCGTTGAACAGTCGGATTGTTCTGGCGTTTAGAAATGATTTGCCCCAATCTACTTTGTCACAGATGGCCTCAAACATTTCGAGCATGGCTTTCAAGGCGTCCAACAGTTCGATTTGATTTTCAGTAGGCTGATTCATAGCTTCCCTTCACGCCGCGGCCGTTTGGCAAAGATTCAGAAATTGGCGACCCAGCCATTCTGAATAGGCCGGCGGTATCGCCTCGTCTAGTTCCGTCCGACGCATCCACGGAATACCCATCGCGTCCCTGCGCTCCTGCGTACTCGGCTCCGTCCTGTCGAGCGTGCCGTCCGCACGCCTGCGGCGCGGCGAGCCTGAAACGACTACAGGCTTGAATGAGTGATCGCAGGGCGGCAACAGTGAGAACAAGGGGAATGAAGTCTCAAAGTAACGGTGACGCCAAACCTTCAGGCCGAACATCGAACCGCAGAGCATTAAGGGGCTGTCGAGTAAATGCCGCGCGCCGGCCACGTTCTCTATGACGTAAGGCTTCTTGAAGACGTTGAGAAGTACGCGAGTCCAGACGATTAAATCTTGATGCCTGCTCTTGTGGGCGATGGGCGTGCATACGCTGTATCTCTGGCAGGGCGGCGAGGCCCAAATGAAATCAAAGAGGGCCGGGTTGACTTTGGAGTGCCGCGCGCCGATGTCTTTAACGTCCATCTGAATAAACTTGTCGCCGCAGTAGTTGGGCTGCGGTTCAATATCAACGCCCGTGACGTGAAAGCCCGCGCGCTGTAAGCCTTTGGTCGCCCCGCCCGCTTTGCAGAACAGGTCTAATGCTCTTGGCTTCATAAGCCTTCACCTCGTATGACTTTCAAACCCTGACCTCACCCCAATCGCTCCGTATTAACCTTACCCGTGTTTGTCCGCGCCCCCGGTGCTGACCATCAGCGGGGAGACGGGCGGACGGTTTTCAAGGAGACACTAGGCGCTCATTCACAGGTCAGGGAGAGCGCCGCTGCGCGGTCGCAGCATCTTGCTCTCTGGCCCACGCCATTAGATTGCCCGCATCCTCTTCAAAGGTGAGAATCCCCTTCGGTGTGAAGGCGAACATCTCGACTAGCCAGCGGCTGAATGAGACGAACTTAATGATTAGCGCGACATCAAAGGCGAAGGCGATTTTAAGAAGCGTCTTGATGGTCACGCCGTCGTTGGTTTTAGGATTCTCTAGTCTGAAGGCCGTGCTGTAGGCAATCTGAGCGCGGTCGGCAAATTCATGCCGTGACAGTCCGTGCTGAGTTCTCAATTCTTTAACCTGCGCGGCGATGGATTCTCTGACGGTCTGCGACATGAAGGCGTCACGGAACTCTTTGTCAGCCCTTAATTTCGTGATGAGTTCTTTTCTGTCCATCCTGATTAACCCTTCAATTCATGTGCGCTTGAGAGCGCGTAAGCTCGAACCGTCGAAAGCTATTCTCCGTTCTCCCTGAATCGTCCTGTCTCGTCGCGTCTCGGGTTGGGGGAGGGAAGGTCAGGACGCACAATTCACTTCTCACGCTTATGGCCGCACCTGTAACAGAAGAAGTCTCCCAGCCAGTTGTCGTAGCACCAGCACTTCAGGCATGTCCAAAACTGTTTCATCGCCTCATCCTCTCGGGGGACAACTCCCCGCCCTATGCCGCCCCCAGTATTTCTTGATGCACGCTGCTAAGGAGGTTAATGGCCTCCTGGAGCTTATCCGTGCGCTCTGTTGCCGGCGTTTGGTTCCATGCGTGGCAGGCTGCCTCAATCGCCCGGAGCAACTTGCTCTCGTTGTCCGCAAGGCGGTCAAGCTGGCGCATGATAGGCTGCGCGTAAATGTCGCGTTCGGCTATGACCAGATTGGCCGTCGCGTTCACCAGATCAACGCTAGTAGCCGGGCCGATGCGGTCAAACCATTCCCGCCACACCGCCGCTGACGGGCTTTCTCCTGAAGACTCTTTATTCACAGCCTGCCCCTTTCCTATGCCGCCCGCCCGACCTTCTCAGTCAGCACGTACCGAATGTTGTAGTGATTCTCGTTCCTGCATATCAGCCCCTCATTCGTCAACTCGACCAGGATGTCGGAGAGCACGTCGGCCACGGGCATATTTGACGGCTTCCACAGGTGGCGGCACATGCTCATCATCTGGTCGCGCCGGCCGTAGCCCGCCCGGACGGTCTCCAAGATGACGCGGCGGAAGGCCAGCCGGTAATCGTGCAGCTCGTCCAGCGCAGAGAGTAGGTCGTCTATCCGCTCTTCGATTGGTCTCTCGGCTTGCTTCACTGTGTCCACCTCCTAATGCCGTCCACGCCGGCGAGCAGCAACCAGGCGAAGAAGAGGGGGAGGGCGAGGAGCCAGAGCAGGACACGAGCGCCCTTGTGGTCATCACTGAACTGTATGACGTAGTGAACGAGCTTCATTTCTTAACCTCGCCGTCCGACTCTCCCGACTTCTCGGCCTGTTCCCTCTGCCGTTCTTCCTTGCGACACACGGGGCAGTTCTTAGCATTCACCAGCATTGATTTCCACGTATGCCCCTTCGGGCAGGTGTGAGTGATTAGCCTTATCTCGGCCTTGCTTCGCCTGGTGTTTCTCATTTATTTCTTCTCCGGGTCGTGCTCGTCTCGGGCCGACAAGCCGTTATTGCTCTGACTTAAAATGCTCGTCGCAGACAATGGTGTTACCTATGCTCTCGGTGGCTTCGCGGTCGCAGTATTCACACTCCGGGCCTTTGCCCGCATACCCTTTGGGCTTTTCTTTCAGGCTGTCCGCCTCAAACTCTTTGACCGCCGAACGTAACTCTTCAACCGCCTGCTCCATCCCTATGCTGTGCGGCTTGGCATCGTTGTGAGCGGCGAACACGTCAGCAGCATATCTAGCAGCCTTGACCAACCCCTTCGCCCGCTCCCGCTCTACCCGTTGGGCCTCGGCAGTCGCCTCCCTGATTGCCCGCTCAATTCTTTCAATGATGTCGGCGGGCATGGGGATGACATCATTCTTTGACCAGTCCGCGTGGAGTTGGACGCACCATTCGGCCCTCTCTTCGGGCGTGCTTGTTGGTAGCCGTTCGCTCATTTCTTCAAATCCTCACGCAAAAGCAGTCGGCGGAAAAGGGAGTCGTTCATTCCGTCGAATACCAGCAGCCGTAGCCGCATCGGTTCGAGCAGAAGACGATTGCCCCGCCGGTGCTAGAGACAAGATGTCCGCCGCATCCATCAGGGCAGTCTTCATACCTCTTATCTTCCTGCTTGGTTTCTTCGGCTTCAGTTACGGCTTGCTTGACTTCCATCGTGTCGGACCTCCCTTCGGTGGTGCGATTGCCCAAATCCTTTCAAGATATGACGGGCGCTCGTTCACAGGTCAGGGCTTCAAAAGTCAGTTACGTTGAAGGCTGCTCAGGCGTTGATAAAGTACGCGGGTCAGCTTCAAGGTAGTCCGGGATATCACAGCCGCAGTCGGCGGCGAGGAGTGATTGCCCTTCCGTATCCTGCGGCGTCAAGACGAGGCCGAAAAGCGAACTGCCGCAAGTCAAGACGTCCTTAACAACGCACAGACCATAACGCTTGTGTGCCACCTTCTCGCCTTTATTTATGCTTCGCGCTTCGCTGCTTTTCATCGTCATTAACCTCCCAATCTCCAAGTGGGTTTCATCCTCGAACCTCGAAAGCCCTAGTCCGCCGTCTCCCCCAAACGCTCATCCGTTCGGCCCCCTGTGGCCTACTCGTTTACCCGAATAAAACTGACTGGGCCAGCCCTGGAGCGACTTCAACCCGCGCCTTCAAGCCTTTGTTAAGAACTAGGTACTTGCCTTGCAATCCACACTGTTTCAAAGCGAGCGCGTTGTCGTCACCGTAGGCGACTAGGACCGAAGGTGCTCCGCTATTCCTTGCGGCCCGGCTCCCGTCAACGTGCAGGAAGGTGATGCGACGGCTGAGAAATAGGGCGGCACTCGCCGTCCACACGAAGTCATGGAAGTATTTCGTGTCCGTCCGCGCGAAGATTAGGGCTATGCCGTTGCTGTTCGCGTACATCATGCCGAGCCAGCGGTAAAGGTTCTGATCGTATGGAGGATTTAAAAACACTCGTGCCCCCCCCCATTCCTTTGACAGCCCGTCGTCGTTGATATTGAATGTCCGCTCCGCGAGTTTGTAGGGCGGGATGATAGGGGCACAGGGGTCGAGTTCAAACGTACCCAGCGCGCGCACTATCTCGACTGGCGTGCACCACTCCGTCTTACTGCCTTCGTCAAGCTTGTTATTAAAGGCCGTCATAAACGTGTCGCCGTGAAATCCCAAACACCTTCGAAGTCGTCACAAGGCTCGTTGCACTTGAAGCAGGTAAACCCTTCCTCAAGGTTGGTCATGCAGTACGGGGCTTTGAAGCAGAGCGTCCCGGCGTCGTGGTCGAAGAAGACCTCAGTCACCACGGTCAGCAGGTAGAACTCTTTGTTGCCGCACTCCCGGCAGGCCATCTGAACCCTGACCCCTTCTTCCGTGCGCTGGTCTAACGTGGTATCCATAAAGAGTCCTGTAATTCCGGCTTCCCGGTTGAAACCCCGTCACCCGCAACCCCTCGCGCTGAAACGGATTTAATTCGCGCAGGGCAAGCAGTGGCGCATTCAGACCATGCCGACTTTGGCCAAGCATTCACGGCAGCGGAGAATAGAACCAACCTTTTCGGAGTCGTCTATCTCTTCGCCGCCGACTTCTGCGCCGCACTCTTCACACTGCGGAACAGGTTCGGGCATCGCCATGATTGCGTAGGTACGTTGCCAGAATTGGCGGTCTGTCTCGTCTAAAACGTAACCCTCGGAGGTATCAATAGAATGCCTTGCGCTTTCGGCCAGAATGTGAGTGACGCAGACGTGCGCCTTCGCTTGGTCAATCACTTCGGGCGGAAACTCATCCGTGTTTTTGAAAGTGTCGCGCAGGATTTCGCACGCCCGGACTTCCTGCCCGAGACAGCACACCAGCTTGTTCTCGGCGGGCAACTGCTCAACGGGTGATAGCGAGCAATATTTGAAAGCCTTCGGTAATTCTCCGTTGCGCTCTCGGGCAAACAGGATAGGCAGGCGGCGAAGCTCCGACATCACGCGCCTGGATTCGTAGAGCCAATGCTCGAACTTATCCTGACCTTCCGCCGTCCACGCGCCAATAGCACGCTGACGCTCGTTAATGTTCTCGTGCAGCCTTTGGTCAAGCTGTCGCCTTTGCTTCTGCTCGTCGCTCATGCTGCCTCGCAATCTCTTTCTGACTTCAATATCTCGACCAGCATCAAATACTCTTCAATGTCAGTTTTGATTTCTTCGTCCGTCTGCTTCGTGTGCGCCCGCATCCTCTGCTCTAATTCATCAAGCACTCCCGGGCCGTAAGTTCTGACCATGAATAGCCGACATGGTTACACTACGGCTTTCTTCATGCCGCCTCGTCTTCGCAGAGACTCAAGACAACCTTGCCGTTTTCGCGCCGGACGGCGAACCTGCCCGCCTCTCGACAGCGTTGAAAGAAGTCGTGTGAAGCGCGACCCATAGAAGCCTCAAGCGCACTCCCACCGTAGGAACTCATGCCATTGCTTTTCATTGAATCAGCGAGGCGCTCAACTTCTTCACTAGATAACTTGTCGTACACCGCTTACGCCCTCGCTTCCTTCACCAAATATCCGAATCACGTTCAACGGATTCCGGCCAGCACGCCGCGCAGCCCCAGCACCAAAGGCTGTGACCGTAAGTCGTCTCTCTTTCGAGATGTGCTTCCTGCACATTCAACTCGGCAAGGTTGATGGCGTCTGGAATCTCTGTCTCAGTCTGTGTGGATTGCATCACTGAACCTCCGAAGGTAGGGCGGCACGGCGGCGGGGTTCAATAAGACTTACCGTCCCCCTTATGATTGCGTGCTGCCTGTCGCACACGTCGCAGGTGTGTATTAGGCGCGTATCCCAGTGTGCGTAAACATAGGCAGGGAATCGGTGATGCCCGCCGCACTCACAGGTGAAACCCTCCGGCAGCCCTTCCTCTTTAGCCATCACGCCGCCTCGCTTTCTTCTTCGTCATCGCCGAGCATGTCGCCAGTGGTGCAGCCAATAGTTAAGTCAATCGCACCCTTGCGGCGCAGCAAGACGGCTTCATTGATTTCAATCTCGTGCCGCTCGGCAAGGGTGAGGGTGTTTTGCAAATCCCGCTTGATGTCCCTGCGGGAGCGTGGGCAACGCTTGATGAGTTCCTTCGTCAGTTGAATCTTCTCAGCTTGCGTCATCTTCGATTCTTGATTCTCTTCTCGCATCTCGTATCCTCTTGCTCGCCCACCTTAACGGGCGGGAAGTTCATCGATAAAAATCTTTCAGCTTACCCGCTTGCTTGATTTCCAAAAACATCATAAGCTGGTATGCAGTATACGGTATACCGTATACGGAGTCAATAGGGTGGGCAAAGATTTTCAGGAATTTTTCAGGGCGCTAGGAAGTGGACGGAAATTCAGTGGAAAGGCAGGCGGGTTATGTCGGTGTTTCGTTGGATGGCTTACGCTTTAGCTCTAATGCCCGAAGACGAGTTGCGGCAATTTGAGGAATACTTTGGGACTGGTCAGGGAAGGGGCGTGGGCTTTCACATCAGCAAAGAAATCAGTGGCGAAGGGGATGCTACTGAATTTCGTCGCCATGAAACTTACCCTCGCGCAAAAGAAGACCAAAAAGTTTCTCCGTCATCTCGGGTACGAATCCGACGCGAATCTTGTAGCCAATCTGATTCTGAATCGTCAACACAAGTACGTCGTTCGGATAAATCTGAGCCTCAAGATCGGTGACTTGAAGCAGTGGCGGTTCCGGGGATTCCGACGCTTTAAGTTGGGGCGACAGCCAAAGTATCATCAGTTGGTTGACAAGCTGGCCGATAGCGTTAGCCGGGATTTGCATATCGAACTCAAGGCCGTCGCCGCCCTGGCAAGTGAGCGTAACCTCTTCACCGTCGTCACTGATTAGTGCTTCTTTAATTCTGGAAAACTCTACATAGCCTTCGCTCATATGGCCTCTCTTATATAAATCCAGCCTATCCGCAGTTTCTTGCGGCTCGATAGCCAGCGGCTTCAGCCTCGGCACGAGTTTTGAAATAGACTCTGTTGCTCGGGCCGATGTCGTCATAATTCGGACATCCGGGCCAGTGATAAATCATGCTCCGGCGGTTGCCTCTGATACGTTCGTCGCGGGGCGTGCTGGTCGGGCCTGTGCCGCTTTGCGAGGCGAGTCCTGATTTGGCGACATAGGCCGTCGCCTTGTTTGCCGGGGTGTCGTTGTTGGAGCAGGCGAGGGTGAAGAGTAGTAGGAGTGGGAGTAGCTTACGCATGAGGGTCTCCTTTGTAGTCCACACTTTCTTGCCCGCGTAGAAATATGCAGAATAAAAAAGTCGCTATCATCGGTATGACAAGTGCGGTAAAGAATCCGGCTACGTAGGCGATGCCGTAAGCCACCAACCAGACCCACCAAATCCGCACGCTTTTGGGGTACGTCAGGACCATGACGATGACACAAAGCGGGAAAATTATCAGCGAAGCGCCGAAGGCACGCATTAAATCATTCAGCATGTGTGTACTCCTTTAATGCCTGAATTTTACTGCGTCATAAAACCTTACAGCCTAGAAAGGGGTTTTGCATGTTACGGAAATCTAAACGAAAGAATGGATTAAATTCCAAGACGATTAAATAGAGTTCTCCTGTGAGTGGGTGGGAGGCCAATTTGTCTAAGATCGGGGAGACCTATACTCTATGAATCACAAAAGTTACCACGCCCCATACCTCAAAGTCCTGGTTGGGCTTGACTACGATTGGCTGATAATTGCTGTTAGCTGGGACAAGTCGGAGGTGAGACCCGGCAAGCTCAAACTTTTTCACAGTCAGCTCGCCGTCAAGAATCGCAATAACTACCTTTCCGTTTTGAGCTTCAATAGAGCGATCCACGACAAGTAAATCCCCCGGCTGAATACCCAAGTCAATCATCGAATCCCCCGTCACACGAACAAAGAACGTGTTTGAGGGATGCTTGATAAGGTATTCGTAAGGGTCTATCTGGCCTTCGATGTAACTGTCGGTTGCGAACGGATTACCGGCAGACACGGGTAGCGTTACCAGAGCGCAAGTGGGCCACCTTTGGATACGAGGCGTGTAAACGGCAGACACAAAGGCACTCACTTCTTTTTGCGCTCTCCCTTCTTTGATTTTTCACCCTCGGTTCTCGCGTTGACAACTGGCGCTGACCGCCCGCTGTTGGTAGGTCTAAATACTGCAAGACCTCCTTTGTTGCCGGGATTGTCTGGGGGAGATTCTTTTCCTCCGTTATCATCGGAACCATAATCGCCGTTTGCTAGACCTAAAAAGTATTGACGCTCAGGCTCGGTGACTATGCCTTTTTTCGCTTCCGCCATGCCGACTAGTGCCCTGTTGATGTCGGATAAAGAAATCTCTTCAACAGATTCACCTTTTTGCATGGCGGCAATCTGCGCTTTTTTCACCCGCAGTTTCGCGTCATTAACTACCTTGTCCCACCTCTTAAACTCTTCGGGGGACAGCTTGAATTGAAATTGGTTTCTTTGGCGATTCCCGTCCGCTGGCATGGCGGATACTGTATACGGAATAGGCATCTATGTCCACCCCTAAAATTTTGCCCTTGACACGGGTATACGGTATGCTGTATACGGTATACCGTTATGGCGAGACCACCGAAATATGGCGTCGCAACCAAACCTCTTCCATTTCGGCCACGGCCATCCTCGGAAGAGGCTATCAACACACTTGTAAAGAAAACCGGTATCACTAGGGCTGAGATTGCCGATGAAGCGGTGGCGCTCGGGCTACCGGATTTATTCAAGAAGCACGGCTTAAAAGTGCCCGCCAAACTTGAGCAGGCAACGACAGGTTGATTTGTAGTTAAGCAGGCGCGCGGACCAGAACTCCCGCGCCTGAACTCATTTACTACGCCCCCGCAAATATACTTGCCCGGCGGCGAAAAATTTTCACCCCCGCGCTGAAATTTGCAACGGGTACTGATTTTAGACACCAGAGAGACGCGAGAGCGCGGCCAACACGAGTCGAACATGAGCGCAAGAATCGGCAATAGAACATGGACATGCGATTGCTGCGGTGCTGAGAACGACCAATCAGGCTGCGTCAAAGGCCCGCCGTCCTGCGAGTGCTATTTCGGAACCATGCTCGGCCCTGACTTCTGCTTCTACTGCCGGAAGTGTCCGAAGCACCACGAAGGGCCGTTGAATACTTGCCCGACCGCCAAAGAGAAGCAGGCAGAAATGCGGGCGTGGTCTGACGCCTCGGGTCAGCAATAGTTCTTTTCAGGGTTTGCGGTCAGAGCGGTTGTTGCCTGACTGCAATCGGGGCTGGCGCATCGGACAAGGCTTTGGCCCAAAGGACGCATGAAAGTGTCAACGAGTAGGCGCCGAAATAGGGATGGGTAGCGAGTGGATGACCAGCCAGCCCCTTAAATCTTTTGTCAAATAGCCAGCGGAAAGGAAGCCATGAACTACTACGCACAAGCAATCAGCATCATCACCGACTCTAATACTGACTTCCGCAAACTCGTTCTGGAAATTGCCAAGAGCCACCCCAAAATCATCGTGGACGCTGTTCTTAAACACGGCTGGCAAGCAGAAGCAAGGCTACTGATTCAGGCCGGCCAAAAGATTGACGCTATCAGGCTATGCCGGAACCTTACCGGCCTCAGCTTGAAAGAAGCGAAAGACGCTGTTGAGGCTCTTGTCGCCTGATTGTCAAACACCAAGTTTCCTCCTGTGTGCCGTATGGCACTTGAGGGGGCGGTTCTCGCAAAATTCGCCCCCTATTTTTTGACAGGAAGTTTAAGGGAAAAACAAATGGCTACTTTAGTTCTCACTTACATCTGCGATGACTGCGACGTTGAGCGGCCAACAGAACTTTGCGACGACTGCAACGGCACGTTCTGTGATGACTGCATGCCCGAGCATGAGTGTGACCCATTCACAGAGCTTGACGATTGATGTCAAAGAACTTTGTCGGGCGGGGGCTGTCAGCCACCACAGCAAGCCAGCCCCGCCCTATAGAACGTCTAGCCCTTTGGTTTCAGGTGACGTATGGGGCCGTTGGTCAGCCCCGCTTATTCAGCAAGAGGGAAGGTAACAGGAAAAGTTAACCAGCCGAAGCATAAAGAAACCTCAGATTATGCAAGTCGAGAACAAAGGAAATCTGGTCACGCGCAGGGCTTTCGCGGAGCGCGACGGGGTTGACCTGCACAGGATAAAGATTCTGGCGCGCGTCACTAACAAAGCCCTTTCGATGGCCTACCAGATGACGGAAGAGGTCGGGCTGTACGGCTCGGGGCGGCGCAGTCACTTATACGTCCTCTGCGAGCTTGTGCGCGAGTTGTTCGAAATAGAGCAGCGGGAGGGCGGGGAAGTCTCGGCCGCCCTGGAAATGGCCCGCTACCCGCTGAGTTTCCTGCAACAGCTTCGCGGCGACGTGCCGGACGAGGGCGACGCCATCCACAAATTGAACTTCCTCTTAAAAAGTGCGTCGGACGCGAACTATCAGTTGAAGGGCAGAGACTTGAAAGATTTGACGCCGGGCGAGTTGAGAGATTTCGAGCAGAAGTTATTGAACGTAATGACCCTCGCGCACGAGCTTTCGATAATGGTTGACGCGCAGATCGGGGCCGCGGAGTATCCGGGCGCACCAATCATGCGCGAGCGGAAGGTGGGCTAGAAGAGCGCGAGTACGGACTGAACGATGCTCAGAAGGGCGTCGGTCACGGGGTCTAATGTGGTCACAGGTGCTTCCTGAGACGTGACGCCGTTGGTTTCGATGTTGCCCGCGTATGCGGAAGTGGAAACGGTCAAGCAGAAGGCCAAGAGCAGGGCTTTAAGTTTCATGGGAGACTCCCCGGATAAGTTGGTAAAGCGAGTGGAGTGTCAACTGTTATGGAAAAATTGGCGAGCATAAAAGAAGCCGAATTTACGCTGACTGACGCTTACCGATTGGCGGAAGACGAGCGGAAGGCGGGCCGCTTCGATGAGGCGCGCGCCATTGTCTCGCGGGAGCTTCTCACCCTCGAAGACGTTGACCAGATATTCGCGCACAAGACGTTGCTCGCCTCAATAGAGCGCGGCGCGAAGAACTACCGGGAGGCTTTAAGAATCCACGCCGATATTTACCCCTTGGCGCAGCTCTGCAACTTTCACATCCTCCGCGCCAGATTCCACAACGGGCTTGGCATTACTTACGAGGAGTCGGCGGACGTTCGAAGTGACCACCTTGACCGCGCGCTGATTGAGTACGAGGCGGCGAGGTTCCACGCGGAAGAGGCGGGCGATCTGCAATACGCCGGGAACCTCGAAAACAACATCGCCGTCGTGCTGTGCCGACTGGGGCGCACGGCAGAGGCCCGTGGGCACCTGGACAAGGCCCGCCGATACTTCGTTGACGACCCCGTTACCTCCGCGCAGGTAGACGACACGACGGCGCAGGTGTGCTTGCAGGATGAGCAGCCACTGGAAGCCCTGTCTTACATCGTGGACGCGGTGAAGACGTTTATATCTCGGGGCGAGAAGAAACTTTTAGACGATTCGATTCCGACGCTGATTAAGGCTGCGGTTGATTATCAGGCCGAGCGATGAGTGCCAAGCACGAGAAGGCGATTAACTATGCGAGTTCATGCTTTGGAAAACAGAACCACGGCGACCCGGTACGCGCGCTCCTTACATGCCACTTCATTTACCAGATTTCCGGCGACAGCCTATGGCCCTACAAGTGCGACTACTGCGTCAACTGGCACATCGGCCACAAGCCCGTACCCGTGCGGAAGATGATCGCGGCCCTGTTAGGAGTTGAGTTCACGGCGAAGCGCCCGTGGACTGATGAGCAGAAGAAGAGATTACACGAAATATGGAACAGCCGATGAAACGCTATCCGGGGTTACTCATATCCGACAGCCCGGCATTCTGTAGCACGGGGCGGGCGGAAGGGAAAAGGTTTAAGGGAGAAGACGGGCACACTTTCTGACTTTTGAGAGAGCGCCCTTCGGGACGCTGTAGATTGAATGGTTAATCAGCCCTACAAAATCATATACGCCGACCCGCCGTGGCAATACAACTTTCCGAACACTCGGAGCGATGCCACGCCGGACGACTATTCGACTATGAAAACGGCAGAGATATGCGCCCTTCCAATTTCTAAGATTGCCGATGAGAACTGCCTGCTATTCATTTGGGGTATCTGGCCGAAGTTAAAAGACTGCATGGAAGTTATCAAGGCGTGGGGCTTCGACTACAAGACGGTCGCTTTCGTTTGGGTGAAAACTAAGAAGAACGCGGCGGTCGACCAGTTGGGTTTCTTTCCCGCCGACTCGTTTGAAGAGTTCTTCGGGATGGGCAACTGGACACGCTCTAACACCGAGTTCTGTTTGCTGGCGGGCAAGGGAAGAGTCGAGCGGCAATCGGCAGCCGTACGTCAGATTATTTATGCGCCAGTGCAGGAGCATAGCCGCAAGCCCGCCGAGACGCGCGACCGCATCATTCAACTCGTCGGTGATTTACCCCGCGTTGAACTGTTCGCGCGGCAACGGCACGAAGGCTGGCACGTTTGGGGGAATGAAGTTGAGAGCGACGTTGAACTGGCGGCATGAGGTTCTACCTTTTGCGGTGAATGAGTGACATGAGAGCCGCATACCGGCTGCAAGGGGGCCGGCGGACGGCACAAAGAGGGGGGATGAGATGAAGTCATGCGCTTGGCACAAAGATGAGCAGTCAGTACACCCGTCAATCGGCTGTGAATATTGCGGGGCGATGCTCTCGACTAAGGACTGTGAGAACTGCGGGCGTACGTTCATTGATTGGGATGACCGCACCGCTGATGACGTTATCGCCGGGCCTTACGTGTTGAGCAGCGGAGACCTCATGTGTATGTCATGCGGCCCGCAGAATGACCGGGAGCGGGAGCGTGCAGCAGAAGGCGAGTACGCCTATCCCGGCGACTATGGCGACGATTATTAAAAGCAACTAGATGCGGCACAGCGGAAGGTGTTTCAGTCGCTCCCGCCAGCACGGGAACTGAACGGGACGATTAAGGGCTAGACGCCGGACTGAAGCTTTCAAAGTTCTGAGACAGCCGCCTTCGGCGGTCAGGTGAGGTGAAGGATTATGAGAACAGATATGATGTCAGAACTTCGGAAATACAATTTCACTGACGAACTCGGACACCCGTTAGAGAACTGCGTCGAGTTTCAGGCTCTACTGACGCAGGTCCGCAACGACGTTAAAGCGGCCTGCCCTTCAATCCCGCCAGCACCTAAAGGCCACTTCCACGAGGAAGAGAACGTCTTCGGGGGCGTGCGCGCGCTCGACATCTTCATAGACGGCGACGGCGAGGCGGACGTGACAATCACCACCCGCGACGACACGTTGAGCTTCTACCTGACGACCAATGGCATAGCGAGGCTGCGGGATTGGTTGAACGGGCAGCACACAACCCCCAAAGACGCCGAAGGCGCGTCTCTCGACAAGACGGGGTGAGCGAAGCGCGTATCTTCAAATCATTTCATTTTCTGGTGTGACGCCGGGTAGGTAGAAACGGAGGATTTTAATTATGAGCAAAGAGAAAGAGCCGCCCATGTTGTTGAACCTGTCAAATATCAATGCCAAGCGGCAGTTGATTCAACACATCAATCTGCTCTCGGGCTTATATGAAGTCAGCATTAAGCGGCGAAAGCGTAACCGGAGTCTGAATCAAAACTCCTACTACTGGGCAGCATTCATTCCGGGATGGCTTGAATGGTTAAGACGTGAAGAAGGGGATTCTTCTATCACCGCAGAGCAGGCCCATATAGCCCTCAAATGTGCCGTGCTGGGCAGCAAAGTAATTACCAATAAATCCACAGGCGAGGCGATAGACGTTCCGCCGACCACACGCGATATGAACACAACCGAATTCAATAATTACTTGGAGTCCGCCGCCAAATTCTTAGCCGAGTTTGCCGGAATAGTAGTGCTGCCGCCGGAGGCTTTTTACGAGCGTGCAGCTTGAACATTAACCGCAGATAAAGACTAGAAGGAGAAAAAGCAGATGCCAACTTACGCACCACCAGCGCCAACTTACGAGTTACCAACCGCAGGGTTTCATTCCGCCGTGTGTGTTGACTTCGTTGACGATGGAATGAAGGCCACGCAGTTCGGGGAAAAGCACAAGGTTAAGTATGTGTTTCAACTCGATGAGAAGAACTCGCGCGGTTATCGCCACACCATAACGGCTTGGTTCAACCTGTCCATGCACGAGAAGTCCACGCTGAGAAAGTTTCTCGGTAAATGGCGGGGGAAGGCGTTGACTGACGAGGAAGTCAACACCCCTCCCGGCTTCGATCTCGAAAAGGTTATAGGCGTGCCGTGCGTCTTGAACATCGTTCACAACGAAGGCACCGGCGGAAAGATATACGCCAACATTGACGGTATCACGCCCCACTCGCAAAAGTTCGGGGACGCCATCAAGCCCGAAGGGTATACGAGGGAAGAAGAGAGAGTGGGTAACAACGGGACTGGTTCCGCGCCGGAATCTTCGCCCGAACCTGATTTGTCTGACGACGATATTCCGTTCTGAGGGACTGACATGATCTTTAGCCAGGCCAAGAGGAAACGCATATACGAGCGGGACGGCTATGCCTGCTGGTACTGCGGGCTTGGTCTGGCTAAAGAAACCATAATCCTGAATGGAACGTGTGTGGGCCAACAAAGCATTCTATTGCTGCCTACATTAGACCACTTGGAGCCGCGAATCAAAGGCGGCTATGACTTGGACTCAAACCTTGTGACATCTTGCCGGAAATGCAATTCACAAAAAGGTAAGAAGTCGGTTGAGGAATACAGAAGCTATCTCGGCCGAAAGAATGACTCGGCAACGATAGTTTTCTGGGGTGAAAAGTCACAGCAACCAGCCCCGCTACAGTTCTGATGGGGCTCGTCCGTTGGGGTAGCACTTGCCGAATACGAAGCTAGGTTGTTGACAGTCAACATACGGTCAAGCCGCCGTCGTTCACTCGGGGGCGCAAACAGGCTTTCAACCTTAGCCCTGTGTCTCGCAGGCGGACGTTAAATAAAAGATGCAAATTTGCATCTTTTCGGCCCGGCGGGTAGTAGCAGCCCGTCAATCCGTGCGAGAGAACCGGCACTGCCGCGAAGCGACCGCCGATTGGTCAGGTTTTCAGCTTCAGGTGGGTAAGCCTGCACGGGGTAGGTTTACCTACCACTCAGCTCCCAACCGTTGGTCAGGAATGTAGGAGATGTGTGAGATGCAGAAATACGAAGAACATGAATTGGCTTCAATACTTCCGATGATGTCCGATGCTGACTTGAAAGAACTGGCGCAGGATATCAAGGAGAATGGTCAGCGCGCGCCGATCACCTTGCTTGGGGACAAGATTCTGGACGGAAGAAACCGCTACAAGGCGTGCGCGATTGCCGGAGTCGAGCCGCGGTTTAAGGACTTCAACGGCAACGGTGATCCACTCGCTTTCATCATTTCCGCCAATGTCCACCGTCGGCATTTGACTACAAGCCAGCGTGCCATGATTGCCGCAAAGATTGAATCCTTAAGGCCAGGAAGGCCCGACAAAGAATCGGAATCCAAAGTATCACGCAAGCAGGCTGCAAAGGAATTGAAGGTCAGCCCGCGCAGTGTGGCAACTGCTAAGGAGGTTTTAGAGGAAGCGCCGAAGGAAGAGGTTGAGAAAGTAGAGCGCGGCGAGAAGACCGTCAACGCCGTCGCCAAAGAGATGAGATCGAAGGCTGAGAAGTCGAAGGCGGTTGTTGAGCCTGAACAGCCCAAAGATAAAACAGGCTATCCAATTCCCGTTGAAATTTTAGAAGACTGGCAAGCCGCTGAATCTTTCAGCGAAACCTTAAAACAACTTCACAAGATAAAGCTCACCGTCGAAAAGGCGATAGAGAAGGGTGAGCTATCCTTCCGCGAAATAACTAATTCTACAACAGCCGATTTGAAAAACGCTTGGAGCACCCTTGAAAGAGTTTTGCCGTATGCGGTTTGTCCGACGTGCAACGGGCGAAATAGAAAGAAGTGCACCTTATGTAAACAACGCGGGTTTATAAGCAAATTTGGTTACGAGCAATGGGTGCCAAAAGAGACGAAAGAGATAAGGGCGAAAAGCATTAAATCCTGATTTCCATATTCGGCCCGCTTACTCAGGTCTGATCAACCCGAGGACAAGCGGTGAATCCTGACATTGCCTGCGGGCCGAAAACAGTTCAGGTCAGACTTACAGGAAGGTCTTTATGCAGATTGATACGAATCATGCAACTAAGACCTTATCAGGCGACAGCGGTGGACGCCGTGTTCGAGGCGTGGACTGAGCACGACAGTACGCTGGTTGTTTGCCCTACTGGGACGGGCAAGACCATTACTTTCTGCGAAATCATCAGGCGTATGCAGCCGCAGCGGGCGATAGTCTTAGCACACCGCTCGGAACTCATCACGCAGGCCGTTCGAAAGCTCTGGGGTTTTGGCATAGAGGCCAGCATTGAGATGGCCGACCAGTACGCCAATGAGCAAGCTTGGGAACGTGCGCCTGTAGTTGTCTCAACAGTTCAAACACAGAACGCCGGGCGTAACGGTAAAGGTCGGATGTCTTGCTTCGATCCTTACGACTTCGGGCTGGTTGTGGCCGACGAGGCTCATCACTACACGGCGGCGTCTTTCCGAAGAGTCCTTGACTACTATCGTAAAAATCCAAACCTGAAAATTCTCGGCGTGACCGCCACGCCAGACAGGGCCGATGAGGAAGCACTGGGCCAGGTTTTTCAGAGCGTGGCCTATGACTATGAAATTCTTGACGCCATCAATGACGGCTGGCTCGTGCCAGTTGAGCAACAGATGGTGAATATTGAAGGGCTCGATTTTTCGCACGTGGGGACTACGAGGGGGGATTTGAACGGCGCGGACCTCGCGGCGGTAATGGAGGCCGAGCAGAATTTACAAGGCGTCGCCGGGGCGTCAATAGAGATTATCGGCAATCGTCAAACGCTCGCCTTTACTGTCAGCGTTAAGCAGGCCGAACGCCTGGCCGAGATATTCAACAGGCACAGGCCGGGGATGGCTGACTGGGTTTGCGGAGAAACACCCAAGGACAAGCGGTTCAAGATTCTTCAAGATTTTTCCCAGCGCAAGATTCAAGTCCTCTGCAATGTTGGAGTGCTGACCGAAGGCTACGATGAGGCCGGGGTTGAAGTAATTGTACAGGCCCGGCCCACAAAATCACGCTGTCTTTATGCTCAAATCATCGGACGAGCCTTGCGACCTTTGGGCAATTTAGTGGACGCCTGGGAAGAGGCGGAGGATAGAAAAATTGCCATAGCGGAGAGTCCTAAACCGGCCGCGCTCATTCTTGATTTCGTAGGAAACTCTGGCAAGCACAAGCTAATGACGACCGCTGATATTTTAGGCGGGAAGGTGTCGGAGGCGGCAGTTGAGAGAGCCGTAGAGAGGGCCAAACGGGAAGGTCGGCCCGTTGATATGGCGAGGGAACTTGAAGAGGCGGAAGCGGCAATTAGACGGGAAGAGGAAGAACGTAGGCAGCGCGAAATGGCGCGGCGCGCGAAGGTGGTTGCCAAAGCGCAATTCAGTGTTCACACGGTTAGTCCTTTTGATGTCTTCCATCTGACCCCGATGCGTGAGCGTGGTTGGCACAAGGACAAAGTGTTGTCAGAGAAGCAAAGGGGATTATTGCTGAAACAAGGTATTGACCCTGACGGAATGCCCTACGCGCAAGCCAAGCAGATTATTGACCATCAATTCTATCGTTGGAAGAACAATCTTTGTTCGATTAAGCAAGCAGCTCTGTTGCAGAAGCATGGTTATGTAAATGCTCAGAACTTCACGCGAGACGAGGCGTCAAGGCTTATTAGTCAGCTTGCCAATAATGGCTGGAGGCGGGTGGCGTGAATAAGTATAGGTGGGTTCGGGTTACTAAGAAAGACCCTTGCCAGATTTGCGGCAAGCCGGACTTCTGCGACTACGCGCCTGAAGCCGACTTGATACTCTGCATGAGAGTAGAGAGTGATTGGCCCAGCACGAACAGTATGGGCGGGTGGATTCACCGGAGGGATGGCAGTGCGCCCCGCCTGTACGTTCCGCCCAAGAAGGTTGTTGATGAGAAGCCCGCCGAGGTTGGCCCGATGTGGCTCCGCTGGTTCGAGGCGACCAATTATGAACGCTTGAATACTTTAGCCCAATCGCTCGGCGTTTCCGCCGACGCCCTGTGCGCGCTGGGTTGCGCCTGGAATGGTCGCGCCTGGGCCTTTCCCATGAAAGACAGCGAGAGCAGGATAATAGGCATACGCCTCAGAAACGACGAAGGGCAAAAGTGGGCGGTCAAAGGAAGTAAGCAAGGTCTGTTCATTCCCGAAGTGGACCCACAGAAGACTCTTTACATCGTTGAAGGTCCGACAGATTGTGCGGCAGCGTTGTCTATCGGTTTATACGCCATTGGCCGCCCCTCCTGCTTGGGTTGTGAGGACATGATTGCCCAGTTCATCCGTGCCAAGAAAGTCAGCCGGGCCGTGATCGTCGCGGACAACGACGAGCCGGGCCTACGTGGTGCGGCGAAGCTCAGAAGTAAATTGCCCGTCTCATCTTGCTTATGGACGCCTCCCTGTAAGGACATGAGAGCCTTCGTTAATTTGGGCGGTGACGCATTGCTAATTGAGTCGAGCGTCAAAGATTTGATTTGGGAACGCGCGGCATGAAAACGTCGTCGGCTTTCTCTCTGCCGATGTAGCTACGGACGAAAAAAGTGAGACGTAGGGGATATGACGGGGCGATTGGCGGGAGGTCAGGGTTTGAAAGTCAAGTTACTTGAATCAATTTGGAGCGCAAACAGCGCGGAAGGGTAAATAAGATGGCAGGCTGCTTTGATTGTCAGAGACCTTACGGGGATGAGCATGGATTCCCCGACTTGTTGATACCGTTTTGGGCCTGGAAAGAGATTTCGCCCACGAAGAACGACGGCGGGCTTCTCTGCCCGAGTTGCATTTGCAAGAGGCTGCATGACGCCGGGATTCGCTGCAATGGCGCTTTCATGTCCGGGCCAATTAACTCAGTCAGCGAAACCATGATGGACGTACTTATGCGAGTCGAAAATATTGAACTTGCGATAGAGGGCAGAAACAATCGCTGGGCTGGTATCAGGGGGATTCTCGATGAAAAAGAAACTTTGAAACAAGAATCTGCGCTACCTCCGGCGGAGGAAGCAGAATCGCTTGAAGCAGGAGCAGGGCAAGAAACTGCGGGAGCGTAAGCGTAAGAGATGAGTCAAAACGGGGGCTCACAAAGGCGTGCCAGAAAGAAGCTTCAAAGGCGCGGCGAACTCTGCACGCAATGTATGTGGTGCGGGGAAACAGTCTACTGGCTCAACATGATTCCGCCGCAGAATATTCTGAAAGTCGGCCACACCTTTGTGACGGTGAGCATCAATGGCTTTAGGAGGCAACTGCTACTTGCTACCGTTGACCACTACTTCGAACTGCGTAACGGTGGGACTAACGAGCCGCGCAACCTTATCCCCTCTTGTGCGACCTGCAATCGGGGCAGAAGTGCCGAGCCTAAAACCCGCTCAGATACTTGCGTCCAGTGCGGCGGAAGGAAAACAGGAACGGCACGGCGGCGATGTAAGAAATGCGTTGATGCTAACAGGTTGATTCATGACCCGAAGTTTAGAGTTGAGCAGCCTTCAACATGAAAGAGGGTTTCATCGGAGCGCGCGGAATGAGTTCTCGTAATTTTCTTAATCAGCCTTTTACCTTCTGCGGTGAATGAGTAACGGGCAGCGAAAGCCCCGGCGGGGGCGAACCTTTATTCGAGGTGACGAGTTGAGTCAATCCGTCTTAGACCACAGAATTTCTTCCTTGCGCTTGTTAATGCGCTGCACGCACTCGCCGTACCCTTCCGCCTTCTTGGGCGAGGAGAGGTTGCGGGAAGTATTGATTAGCTCCAGGGCGAGGCGTTCCAGTTCTTTGACGATTGCTTCTTTGGCTTCGGCGGTCACTTACTTTTCTCCTTTCCGGGTTGCGTTGCGGTTCCCCTTCGGTGCGCCGCCCCGTTTGGCGTTCTCTCGTGCGGCCTCGGCCTTGCGCTCGGACGTTGCACGGCCGGCTCGTGCCGTTGCCTGCATCTGTCTGACGAGGCGCTCGGCGGCCGCCTTGATCGCTTCGACGTGCTCAGGCGAACAGAGCGTGCCGCGACCGTCTTCGAGGGAGGCTGCCCAGAGGACGAATTTACCGACCAGTTCTTTTTCTGTGGTAGGATTTGACACAGTTCGTATCTCCTGTTTTTACGAACAGAGAAAGGGCGCGCTACGAGTTGGATTCGCGGCACGCCCTTTCAAACTCTTACGACAATTCCGATTTGAGCCTGGCAAACAGCGCGGCGTCCATTTCGTCGCCGTCAAGGTGAAGTTCGCTGTTAATCGTGTCGCTGCCCCAGCCAATCACGCAGACCGAGTAGCGAGGAAGCACCACGCTGTCTCCGCCTTTGCCGACGGTGCGCCCTGTTTCGTCTTCACCCCTATCTTCCAGCCGCGCCCACACCCGCCTACCGACTCCGGGAATATCAACTCTCCTGTAAGAGCCACCCACGTCGTTGCCCCTGTAAGGCTTGAAGTCGTAGTAGGTGTGGCCGTTCACGTACTGACCACCGTTTCCCAGATTAATTGTGGTCATTTATTCCACCTCCTTAATTGCCGTCAGACTGCCCAGGTAGTCAAGCGTCAATTCCAAATCCTTTGTGCCGTGAATCGCGTTGTATTCTTCGCGGCTGTGGCACAACTCCGTGCCGTGCTCAATCCACTCTTGCGTGCTCTTGCCGCTTACTACACGGGCCATACGATACTTGCCGGTTTCCGCGTCAAGTGTTCTAGGTGCGGGCTCAGTTTCGGTCACAGAGTAGCTGATGGTCTCAACGTCCTTGCCCAGAATCGAGCGAACGACCATCGCGTTGTCCGTGATTTGCTGCCTCGTTATTTTGATTGTCCAAGCCATTTTCGTATCTCCTACACCTTCTCGTCAGGGTCTCAAGAACTCTTCCCCAACGACACAGGGATAATAAACCCAACGACGATGGGTTGTCAAGAGAAATCGCTTAAATTCAAGAATTATTTTCGGGGAATCGTTCACCTGTGGTTCGTCTTGGCGCGCCGCTGGTCTGAAATCGGGGGAGAAATAGAAGATGGGTTCAGAGGAATACAAGCGGCAGATCGACTCCAAACTCGCCCGACTCGCACAGCTCGAATCGGAGCGCGACAGGCTGGCGGGTGAGGTCGAGGACTTACGTTCACTCCGCAAAGGGGCGCTCATGCGCGAAACATTTGAGCGGGAGTATCAATCTCTCTACGTGCCGACGGTGATTGAAATGGTGGCTTGATTTTCTCCCCTCCTGTTCATTAAGGGAGGACTGGCAAAAGGGAAGCGACCCGCTTACCTCGTCCACTGCCAGTTAAGAAGTAACCGGGGCCACTGACGGGTTCAGTGGTGGAGGGGAGAACAAAGGGGGCCGGGCGTCAGACTGGGAATAATGATTCCCGGCTCCCGTCGTAACAAATCAGGAGAGATGAGATGAACAATGTAGGGGTCGCATTCAAAGATGGCGGCATGAAAGGCTTCATACTCTTTCCGAGTTGGGGCAAGGCGATGGGCTTTATCTTCGCCCTCGAACGGCGCGAGAGGTTTGACCCTAAAGGCCGATGGGCGCATGTCGTTAATTGAGTTAGGCGGCTTAATTGTTTCCGGGGCCGCCGTAACCAAACACAGGAGAAATCAAGGTGATTACGGAAAAGGAATTGATCGAAAAGGCGCGAGCGTCCGACGTGCCGGTCTGCTCTTTCTGCGGGGAGCCGAAGTCAAAGAATCCGCACCCTAACGCCGGCAAGCCGGACGCCATTTGCCACGTCGGCACGGTCTGGGAGTGCATACCTTGTCTGACCTTGAATCGCCATACGTGGGCGCGGCGCGCGTGGAAGGCAGAGGCGCGGCTTTCAATCTTCGACAAGTTCATTCACACGAATGAGTGCTCAGATGAGGGCGGCTGGTTTGCTTACTTTATGCCGGACGGGGAGACGACGCCTGATAGCTTCGAACTGCGCGTCAGCGGTTACGACACGGAAGAGGAAGCCGTGCAAGCGTTAATCAAAAAAGCGTTTGAGAAGCTTTCGGCATAAAACCATTTCGGGGTCTCGGGAATCGGCCCCGCCCGTAACCAAACAAAAACAGGAGAAATTAGGATGTCAGTAATATTACCTAAACCCGAAGCCGACACTGTGATGATGGCGACCGCCTGTTACTACGGCATGGCAGGCGAAGAGGACAAGCTAGACACCTTCTCTAAGGCTGACTACGCTGTCATAGATGGTGAGGACGGCGATTGCTACGTAGGGCATTGGCTGGCGGGGCTTGGCATTCACGGCGTGCGCTTCCCGAAGGAAACGACTCGGCCGATGAATGAAGACGAGCGGGCGCGCTTTGCTGACATGGTACTGACAATGTGAAGTGAGCGACTTGTTAGCCTATTCAGTGTCGTGTGAGTTTTTGGGCGTACCCCCCGAAGCGAGAGAACGGATGCCGAAACGGATAGACGCTAACCAGCCCGAGATAGTCAAAGCCCTGCGTAAAGTCGGCGCGGCCTGGATACCTACTTCCGGCGATCCGTCAATCGGCTTTGACGGGCTGGTGATTCATCGCGGGAAAGTCTACATCGTTGAAATCAAGAATGGCCGTCTGACGCGCTCGGCCCGGAAGCTGACTGACACGGAGTCGAAGCGCAAGGCGCAGGTTGAGGCGGGCGGCGTACCTTACTGGGTTATTGAGGACGAGGAAGACGCTTTAACGATGCTCGGGTTTTGATTTTGGGGGGGAGGGGGCGGAACAAAAAGAGATGTACGCAGCAACGGAATGGATAAAGTTCGAGTCGGGCAATCAAGCCATCTACAACCCGCGGCCGGGCGAATGGTGCTTATGGTCATTCGTCACCGAACATGGGCGCGAATACTATTCGGGCTCATATTATGAGCGTGAAGGCAAGCTAATGCTTAACACTGAGTACGGATGGGCTGCCGAGCTGAAGGATGCTTACTTTGCGCGGGTAAATAAACTGCCTGCCAACGTTGGGGAATAGGCCGGATGGTAACTGTGGAAGAAAAACTACAGCTCATCTATTTCGATTTGGTGAAGAAGCATAAAGGCTATGCTCTAATCGCTAAGATGTGCCGTGCGGTCAACTGCAAATGCCCGCTGGCTTACGTTACGCTCGCCGGGTTGCCCCTGTCGTCAAAAACACATCGGAAGGGTGATGAGCACGATGGGACATTGACGCCTAAAGACCTTCGGGCAATCGCTGATTTAGTAGAAGCGTGGCAAAAAGAAGTAGGATATGATTCGGATTCTGATATACTGTCGGGTGAAGAGGGAGAGCGGGCGGCGTAGGTTATGTTTGAAATCAATCTTAAAGAATTTGAGCAGATGCCCCAAACCGCGGAAGAGTTTGAGCGGTGGGCCATGCAGAGTAATAACCCGATTGTTCGTCACGCAATGCGGTTGCATCTGAGCGGTGCGGCTACAAGGGAAGAGGTTTTGCTACTTGCTGTCTGGCACCTTGCGAAGTCCAATGCGGAATCGCAGGAACGGCTTTATCAACGGATGGTACACGAACCTATAACGATAACCGTTCCGCCGTTCGTTGGATTCACGGATAAGGCGGAAGCTATGACAGACATGGACGAAAGGCGTCCGATTGTTGACCCGCTAGGCGGGCAGTAGTGATTACAATTTAACTTCAGGTTGGCCGGGTAATCTGGTTAATCGGCTGGTATCAGCGGACCTGAGATGTGGACTCAAACGAGTCTGTGTCTCAGGTCTTTTGCATTTGTACCAATGGAAGACGAGCCGGAAGAAGAAGAAACCCGGCGCGTCATTCGTGAACGCAAAGATAAGTTCTACGTGATTCAAATTGAGGAAGGAAGCCCATGCGAAAATCCATCAGACTCACAATCCTAATCCTCGTCATCGTCTTCGGCACGGCGGGATTCACCGCCCCCGGCTGCGAGCAGAAGCAGGACATCAAGAAGCTGGTTGCCGTACTCGTGTCTAAGGCTACCCCGCTGGCTTTTAACGAATTGGCCGATCTGTTCGACGCCCAACTCAACAAACTGGAGGAGAAGTTCGACAAAGTGAATCTGCCCGATGAGGTGAAGACGCATTATCGGGGCTTCATAGGCAGTTTCAGGGGGCTAAGCGGCGAAGTCAGGCTTGTCCGCAGTAAAGCGGATTTCGATAAGGCGGCGGGGAAGTTCAAGGGCTTATACCGGGACGTGAGATGTCACTTACGCATTCTTGAAGGCGAGTTCAAAGAGCAATTAAGCGGTTTGTTCGATGGCGTAGGTGAACTAGTCGAGCCGCTGAAGGTGGAAGTTGAAGACGTGCCCGTGGAAATCGGGGGAGACAGGCTTCCCGTGAACAGGGACGACAGTTTGTGCCCGTAGTGAGGTGAAGAGATGGACGGTCAGGCCATTATTGCGGTTTCGGCTTCGGTGGTCGGGTTGGTTCAGATAATCAAGTGGGGCGGTCTGCCCGACAGGTGGGGGCCGATTGCCGTCCTGCTCGTCTCGCTTTTAGGCGTTGGCGTGTGGGGGTGGTCAAAGGGCAATTTTGAACGTGCCGTAGCTTTCGACTACTTCGCGGGGTGGGTTGCTGTTTCGTTGTCCGCCGCCGGCATCTTCGGGTTCACCCGTGCCGCCGCTACTGCCGTTGTCTCGGCCATGCCCCCGCCTACGGGTGGGGCCGGTAGTAGCCAGACTAAGAGGGATGGCTGATGTCGACGTGGGAGCCCGAAACAAGCCCCGCGCGCACCAAAGGGCACTATATGTTGCGGTCGACAGGCAAAGGATTGAACTCGCAAGCAATATCTTGTAGTCGACGTGGTGAGTACACGCGCACGTCGGTTTCCGGCTCTCCCCCGGCAAGGGGCCGTTGAAAGAGGGTGAATAAGTGATGGAACTTGTATCGCTAATTCTTGACCCGAAGACAGACCTTGCGGTTGCGGCCTACAAGACTGAGAACGGGATTCTTGTTCATTACTACCGATGGCCGAAGTGCAAGATGGTTGGTTGTCCGATGCGGGCCTGTGTGGCTATGAACTCCGAATACTGCCACCCGCATACGCCGTTGAGGCGTGAGGTTCGTGACCTTAGTAAGCCGTGACACGTTTTCGCCCCATGCCCGGAAAGAACCTTTGGGGCTGCGTCCTGTTGGCGGTAATCCTGGCAATGCTTGTACTGATTGGGTTTTGGTTGGATTGGAAGGGGAAGTAGGCGGCGAGGAAAAGAAGTGAGGAAAGAATGGGACATTTGACGAGAGACATAACGGCACATGCCGTACATAAGTCGCTTCGGCTTCACCCGAACTTTGAGTTTCCAGAGCCACCGGAAACCCCATTCCATGACGAGCTTGTTGAGTTCATCACTGAGACCGTCGCGCGCTACCTGTCGCCGCCCAAAGTGGAAGGCGAAAATGAAGAGTTCGCTTGCGTGGACGTGGCCTCTGCGATTCGCAACCACCTCAAGCCGGAAATCTTGAGGAAGCTGCACGAGGCGAACGAGAAGCGGTGGCGACGGAAGTAAGCCCGAGTGAGCAAGAGGTTATGAATGCAAGACCCGACAGGCTTAATACTTTTAGACCCGACGCTGACGCCCTACATCATCGCCGCATCAATGGCGGTTATCGGTTTGCTGACCTGGCTGGTCAAGCAGGTGATTCAATTCGGGAAAGATATTGTGAAGCTGGAAACGGCCTTCAAATACTACCTGGAAAACACGGGCAAGGGGGCCGCGATGGTGCTTGATTCGCCTAACCCGACGCCGGACAACATTCGCGTCCTGCTCCGTAAGCACCAGGAGGGCGCGTTGAGTGAAGAGGAGCGGCAGCAGTTGATGAATTATCTCAAGAGGCTGAAGGACGATTACACCTGCCCGAAGTCGGAGCGTAACGCGGCGATTCAGCTACTGGCAGCCATGCAGACGATGAGGAAATTCAAATGGGCATAAGTGAGCAAGTTCTACTTCTGGCCTTCGCACTGACCTCCTGCTATCTGGTGATCGTCATGCAGGCCGTGGCACTGAGGCACATCCTCAAGTCGAGCGCCTGGACGCTTCTGGCTCTGGCCTTCATCGTTGGCGGGGCGAGGCAGGTCATAGGGTACATCCGACTGCCGGCGGCGATTATGAAGGCGCAGCAGGAAGGGGTGATGCCCGAGAGCCTGAGTGTCGAGCAGTGGATACAGGTCGGCGCGACCTTCCTCATGCTCGGACTCATCATCTGGGGGCTGAATTTGCTGAGGAAAGATTTGAGGAGTGTGGGGATTTGAGTTCGGCCCACGGGCCGGGAACAAGGTGAACGTTGCCACACGAGCAATGCTGCTCAAGTGGTTAAAGCTAAGCGGAAGGGGAAGATGCCGACTAGAGGACGCAGACATTCGGGAACGATTAAAGCCGTGCGCTTCTGCCCGTGGTGTGGCGTTGAGAATATCTCGCGGGATGATTCCTTCAACCCGGCGAATAAGCGCGGTGTCGGCTTAGGCGTTCCGTCGTTCATCTGCAACGCCTGTTGCCGTGGGTTCACGGTTGGACACAGCCCGCGGGCGCAGTATGCCGCCCACATGATTGGCGAGGACCGCCGTTTACGTCCGCATGATTTTGAGGCCGTGGCGGTAGCAAAGATTCCGAAACCACAGGTTCATCCGAAATGATGAACCGAAAAATAAGGCTTTTGAGCGTGTGGTGAGTAACTAAACCGGGACGCCCGGACTGCGCTACCCGCGAAGATGACGCAGCCCGGACTTGACCAGAGCAAAGGAAACATCTTTGCCCCAGCCCGTGCAAAGTATATGCACGAGAAGGGCAGAGGTAAATGGAGGCCCACAAGCCGCCGCAACCACTAGTAATCATTCAGCGAAAGGAAAACAGAATGGCAGATAAGAAAGAGATACCGATTGACGCGAGGGCGGAAGACGAGCCCGAGAAGCCTAAGCCGCAACCGCCACCTAAGCCAGAGTCGGAACCTGAGCCGATGCCCGCGGATGGCGAGATACCCGGTCCCGGTAGTGGGAAGCCCCCTGACAGGCCGTGAGCGCGCAACCCAAACAAGAGCCTCTGTGTGAGGTCCACATCGTCGGGCAGAACACCTCTTTCGAGGGCTTGCCTTTGGCCGGGAGGGTGTTCGTCTCGTGCATCCTCCTGCCCATTGAACGCTTCGTCTTCTTCTGCTGGCAGTGGCGGAATGCTCCCCACATTCAGGGCGTGTACGAGCGCGAGGAAGAGGCTGACGCCGACGCGGAGACGTACCCCAGAGGCTTTGTCCAAAAGAGTCCGTGGAATCGAAGTCACCCGGCCGCCCTGTGTCAGTTGGGGCGTCAGTATCACCCGAACTCCCCGGCGGTGAGCAGGTATCTGAGGCGCAGGTTCAAGAATGCCAGTGTGAATACAGATTTGCTTGACGAACTGAGTCGAGATGCCAAGCGGTTAAATTCAAGGCAGAAGATATGAGATGCAAGTACCTTTTCCAACCTCACCGCGCTCGTGGCTGGACCTTATCATCTACCTGCTTGCAATTGTTTTTGCGGGAGGGTGGTTCAGGGAGTGGAGGGAGCGGAAGAAGATACCGGCGGAGATTCACTACACGGACGCGAAGACAGTCAGAGAACGCGCCGAGGCTCTGAAGATAGAAGCCGAGGCCACGAAAACTTATAACGACATTATCAGGGACATTCGCAAAGATTTAAGAGAAGCGGAGCAAGCGTGGGAGCAGGAAAAGAAGCAGTTAGTTGAAGACCGCGACCTCTGGAAAGATAGATTCGAAATGATCGAACTTGAGCTTGAAAGATTCCGCCACGGCGGGAACGGTTTAGCACATTGATTGCAGGCCAAATATTCATGGTTTTAGTCGTTGCCGGCGGGGTTGTTGTGGGTGGTGAGTAGGTTCGTGAGGAAAAGGTAATGCAGCAAGCGGTGATGTATTTAGACGAATCAAGGATGTTGGGCGGCGTGACGCTTAACGACTTGCTGTCGTCTGAAGACTTGTCGCTGTCTGAGCAGATGTCGCCTTCCGGTATTTTTCAGGTTCCACCCTCGCCCTTTGATGTGGTCGCGGAGCATGAGATGTCGGGGCTATTGGAATCGGCGGTTTCAACCCTAGCACCGCGAGAGCAGTTGATTATCAAGCTGCGGTTTGGTTTTGACGGCTCGGAGGGGCACACGTTAGAGGACATCAGTAAGCGCCTGGGGGTGAGTAGGGAACGGGTGCGGCAAATTGAGGCAAAGGCGCTGAGAAAGTTACGCCACCCCGCCCGTTCGGACAGGCTGAAGAGGGCTTTGTCGCCGTACATCTCGCCGTCTGAGGCGAAGGCCGCGAAGAAGAAGGAGAAGAAGGTAATGGCACTATCACGCAGAGCAATGGATAGCTTAATTCCTCTCTTACTGAGAAGGCGGCAGTTAGACGAGACTCTTCCGAGCGGGGAGTCGGTAAACGATGCCGTTCTCCGCGCCGTGCCCCTCCTACATAATGCCGGGGGCGAGAATGACGCGCCGGAACCGTTGACCAGACGCCGCGCCGTTGGGATGCCTATCCCGGTTGAAACTGGGGGTCTGATTGTGAATGACATCCCCCCGCTGATGCGTTCTCCCATTGCTCGGGTAGGTAGCTTGTCAACGGTTGATGCTCTGCCTGCCCTAGAGCGACCCCCGACTCTGGTGGAAGGCTCGCACATGCTTTCGCCTTCAGAAGTGGCGTCTACCGGAAGATTGAGATTGACCCAGCCCGTAGACCCCCTAATAAGAGCGGCAGAAAACTCTGCCTATGCGGACAGTTCAAGGCCGGACTTCGGGCAGGACAAGTTTGGGAATCCGCGTACTCAGGCGAAGCGGGGCTTCTGGGGAAGGTTCGGGGCTTTCGGCAAGGCGTTAGGGCAGGGGATGCTTGAGGGCAGGGGTTTAATTCCTTCCCTCGCGGGTGGAGCCCACGCCGCTGCTGACCCGGACATTTTGGCAGAGGGAAGGTTGAAGAGGGTACAGGCTGAGAATCAGCAGGAGTTAGTAAATCAGGTCGGACTGAGAAGGGCCATGACGGGCATTCAGTCGGACCAGATTCTTGACGACTGGCGCAAGGCCCAGACGCGAAAGATTCTGAGCCCACCGCAGCCTAAACCTATTTACAGAACTAACGCGCAGGGCCAAATCGTGAAAATCACCCCCGGCGCAGAGGGCGAGGCTGACCGGACGGAGGTTGTGGTCAGCGCGAAGAGGACAGGAGCACCGAATACCCAGTGGGCAGACGGTAAGCTCCTGATTTTTAATCCTGAGTCCCGCCAGTACGAGCCTGCGGCAGACAATCAGGGAAGAGAAATTACGGACACACTGAGAACTCCGGTCGAGTTTGAGATTGCCGGTCAGAGATTCAAGGTCTCACCGAACACGGCTGCGATGGCGACGGCTACGGGAGAAAGGGCGAAAGTCGAACAGATAAACGAGCAGACGAAGTACGCGAGTGAGTGGGAGCGGCGTGAGGCCGAAAGGGTTGCTAAGGAGGAACAGCAATTCAAAGAAGATTCCGATTTCAACGAGGACTTGAAGCGCCGCATTCGTGAAAAACAACGCGAGGCGGAAGGCGAAGACGCCAACGCTAAGAACCCGAACATTGACCCTTACTACCGCGAGGAGCACCGTAAGCGGGCAATCAGGTTGAGGGATGAGATAGGCGAGATGCAGGGGCAGATAAGGACTCCTAAGCAGCCTAGCCCTGCCCGCCCCGCGCCCCAGCAGACTCAATACACCCCGCCCCGTGCCGCACAATCGTCGGGCGCAGTTCAAAGGTATTCACCCCAAGAGCAGGAATACTACAACCGCATGATTCAAGTCGGGGCCAGTCCTGAAGAGGCTGCTGCCGGGGTTCGCCTGAAGTTTAAGAAGTAATGCAGGACGAGAAGCGCATAAGAGAGTTGATGCAGAAGGCTGACGGGCTGTCCGGGGACGGTTCGATCAACCGCGTCATTTCCCAGTGGGGCGCTCCCCGTGACGGCGGCGCGCGTAGGCATAAGGGCTACGACCTTCAGATTGAAGACAAGACGCCCTACGGGTTCAACGTGCCCGCGAGAGTAACTAATGTGGGTACGGGTGCGAAGCGTGGCGGCAACTGGGTTGAATTAGAGTTTGACATGCCGGACGGGCGCAAGGCCCGCTCCCGCATGATGCACAATACGCAGAACCTTGTTCAAGTCGGGCAGACCATAAATCCCGGTCAGCCTATCGCTACAGTCGGCAGAACCGGGAACGCGCACGGCCCGCACATTCACTACGAATGGTGGGAAAACGGCCAAGTGGTGGACCCGAGTACCGTCAAAGACCTTTACTACCCTGTTCGCTTGTCCGGGCAGCCATTTAGTCAGGATAGGGTTGCCGAGTTGATGGCTAAGGCTGACGGGCTGGACTCGCCTGCTTCTCCTGCCGATGGGCCGCTCGGACTCAACGCCGCAGTCGAAAGAGTTGCCAGAGCTCCGCAACCTGCCCTACAGCCAGCCACGCAGCCCGTACTGAGGACGCCCCGCGTGACTTCCACAGTGCGCGAAGACGTAGACTTTGACGCACCAATTCAGCCTACAACTGATGGTACTCAGCCGCAACTCTATCCTGACGCCACACCCGAACCTCTAACTTTGGACCTGGGCCAGCGCATTGCAAAGTATTTCCACGACCGCGCGAGGCCGGATTTGCCCGAGCCGCCCAAAGGCTACGGCAGGGAGCAAGGTAAGGGTGTCACAGTCCGCGTGCGCTCTCCTAAGTCGAGTTATCCGTCCGTCGAGCAGATTGATGATGCTGTCTTGGAAGCGATGGGCGGGCCTGCATATGTCGAAGCGGGGAGACGGTTCAAGGCCGAAGCTGGCGAGCCTTTGGGACAAGCCAAGTTTAATTTAGCCGAAGCCTTCCAGCGTGGCGAAGTTGGATATGACGATAAGACCGGGACTTACGTCTTCAACGTCGCGCCCAATCAGAGATTCATTCACGCGCTGAATACTTACCTACAAACCGGCTCGGTGGATGCCGTCAGGGAAGCCACGCGGCAGATTGACGAAGCCGACGAGAAGTTTGAGAGGGAAAGAGCGGAGGCGTTTAAGAAAGACCGGGCGGAAAGGGGCATCGCAGCGGCGATAGGAACCGGAGTGGATGAGACGGCGGCTGGTGCGGGTCAACTTCTGCACAACGTCGTAATGCTTCCCAAGGCCGCTGGGGCTCGATTGGGGTTGGGTCAGAATCATCCCGAACTGGAACGCCTCGCCGCAGAAGATCGCGAGGCCCAAGCCTTAGTGGACGCCTCCCAGCGTGCGATTCCCGAAGAGACTACCGTAGCCAACAAACTAGCCAGAGGTGGTGCGGAGATTGCCGGAACCATCGCAACAAAGGGTTGGAGTGGCCCCGCGTTCCCTGCTGTTGTCTTTGCCGAAAACCTGCACCGCGGGCCGATGGAGGCCACACGTCAGGCCGTGCCTACAATCCCGATGGTTGCCGCTGGTTCTGCCGTCTCTCGTCTGACCAACAAGATGAGTCCTTTGGCTCGCCAAGCCCTGACCCGCGGGGCGTCGGGAGCAACCAATGTTGCTCAATCTGCTCTTGCCGGAAAGACCGACCCCACGGACCTTGTTCTGGACGCCGCTTTGGGTGCCGCAATGCCCGTAGGACGCCGCAGACCGCTTGACGGGGATGTCAGGACGCCTTTAGGGCTCGAACGCCCCGCACGGCCTAAATCCGCCGCCGACATGCCCGTCTCTGAGGTCGCCAGCGAGCCATTAGCCCGCCCCGAAGGTCGTTTACTGCTTGACTACCCCGAGATTCAACAGGTGCCAGACAAAAATCGGATGAGTCGTCGGGGTGAGATAGAACGGAGGCCAACCGCAGAATCGCCGAGTGCGTTGACGCCTAAAGCCGCCGCGCTTGAGGGGCTGAAAGTGGCCGCACAGTCCGGTGACCGTGAGGCTTTTCTGAGGGCGTCGAGAGAGGCGAGAGTCGCCGACGCCACCACCGAAGAGATTAGTTCCGCGCTCAATGAGGTGAGTGCCGCCCCGCCCGTAGTAGAGAAACCGCTCTACGAGATGTCAATTCCAGACCTTGAGGCTTCGCGGCAGAGGTTGGAAAGTGAGCAGCGTCAAGTGGCGGTTGGCCTGCTCGGCAGGGAGAAGGGTAATCGCTACTTAGAACTTGAGAGGAAGATACTTAGCCCTGACGCCCCCGACTCTGTGGTTCGTCGTGCGCGCTCTGAAATGGAGCAAATGACTAGAGGGCTGACTGAGCAGCAACTGAATAGGCTGGAGCAGGAAAGCCCCGTCTCGGTGGATGACTATAAGACCTTCCGCGACGACCTCGAAACCATCGCCGCCCATTCGGATTCCGAGGAATCACTCGCTCGGGCATTGGCGAAGCCGCTGACGGACATCGGGGCCGAACGTGACCCGGCCAAGATGAACCGTCAGCAGCAACGTGCTTACGCGCAGATGAGGTATGCGGCTGAGATTGCGAGAGGGAAAGGTTTCGACACGGCGAAGATAACCGGGATGGCGGCTGAACGAGCCAAAGGTAGATTCTCCAATCGTGAGGACGCGGAGTTCATGCTGCGCCACTTGTTCAAGGACACGTCTGGCTTGAAGGACGCGCCGAGGGGACTAAGCGCGGCCCCCGCTACCCCCCACTACGAGCGCCAGAACCGCCGCGCCAGAAACACGGCCACAGGGAGGAAAGGTCAATTCAAATCCGGCTTCAAAGAAGAGTCGCCTGCTGTTTCGGGTGTACGGTCAGAGGAAGCACCGAAAGGAGAGACAAATGAAGTTCCTGTTTCTGCTGTTCCTGCTCGGCCCGCCGATGTTGGCCTACCTCGCACTGGAACTGTTGAAAGAGCTGCGTCAGAATCGAAAGGCGCGGCCCGTAGCCTCCCCCAATCACTCGAACGTGTCGGACTCCAAAAGGGTGAAGATTTAACTTACGAGGTCGTCACTGATAAGGCTGCCTACGGCCGTGCCCAGGAAAGCATTCGGCAGCAAGGCGTAGATAGAGTCGCCGCTGACCTCTTGACGAAACTTCATGGCGGCGAAGAAGTGTCGAAGGATGATGCCGTAGCGGGCTTTGAGTTAATGCGACGTTTTGAGGAGAGCGGTGAGACGAAACGCGCGGCTGAGTTAGCAAACGTCTTATCACAGAAGCTCACCCAAGCAGGCCAAGTGACGCAAGCCGCGTCCGTGCTTGCTCGGCTCTCCCCGGAGGGGGTGAAGATTGCCGCCAGCAGGAAAGCCGGGAGGGAGTTGACGGTCCAAGAAAGTAACTCGGTAACTGAAGCTGCCGCTAAAGTCCGTGAAGCGGAAGGGAAAATATCTACACTCGAAAAACAGATTGCCGAGCTTCAAATGCGTGCGACTACTCGTGCGCCCCGGCCCAAATTAGAAACCCTTCAGGAGCGATTGCAGAAGGCCGAGAGTGAAGCACGGGCGAGGTTGGAAGCACGTAAGCAAGGTGGCGTCAAAGGTAGCCAAGCTGGCGCGTCAATCATACCTTTGGATATTGCGGACTACGCGATTATCGGGGCGAGCAAGCTTGCACAGAAAGGCGTTTCGGCGGCGAGTTTCACGGCGGATATGGTGAAGGAATTTGGCGAGGAAATCAGGCCAAAAATGCGGGCCATTTACCGTGAAGCCTACAAACTTTACGACCAGAACAGGAAGGACTTACTTCAGGAGCAGCGGGAGAGAAGTGTCAGGCGTGAGAATGTTGGCCCGCTGCGCCCCGAAGACATGCGGAGACTCGTCAATCAGAGGTTGGACGCTCAGACGGATGCCAGGAAAGCAAGGCAGCAATTAGCCAAGAAGTTTGACGAGCTCTCTGCCACGCCCGGTAGGACGTTCGGCCGGAAGGTGGTTGACGTACTTGGTTTGGCTCGCGCGGCTGAGACAGCCTTAGACCTGTCGTGGGGGCTCAGGCAGGGCAAGATGGCGCTTGCGCGGCATCCCCTGATTTGGGCTAAAGGGTTCGGCAAGCAAATACAGGCGTTGAAGGCCGATAAGTTCGAGCGGATTGTTTCTGAGATTGAAGGCGACGCCGATTTCAAGTATGCCAAGAGGTTCAAGCTGGGACTCACGGCGGAAGGCTTGAGGGGTGAAACTCTGGGCGCTCGTGAAGAGTCATTCCAAACCTCATTGGCTGACAAGATTCCCGGCATCGCAATGTCCCAAAGAGCACAAACGGCTATGGGCGACGTGGTGAAGTTCGGGTGGTTCAAGGACTATCTGAACAAGGCCCGAAAGGCGGGGCTTGACCCCGAGAAAGCAGAAGATCGTGCGGTATTCCAGCAGGGCGTGGACTTGATAAATGATTTCACCGGGAGAGGGAAATTGCCCCGCCAGTTGGAAGGCGCTGCGCCTGTTCTAAATAACACTATATTTAGTCCGCGGTTTTGGGCGGCCCGTGTGCGCTCACTAACTATCACCCCTGCGAGGATGGTTTTGCCCGAGAGGATGGGCGGGCTTTCGGGTCCAGCGCGTAAGGAAGCGTTCAAGACCTTGTTTGCCTTCTCATCTCTGGTGGCTGCCCAGTTGGCATTGGCGAAGATGAACGGGGCCGAGGTTGCAACTTCGCCCGAAGATAAGAAGTTTGGCAAGGCGTGTTGGGGCGACACCTGTTTTGATTTCTCTGCCGGATTCCAGAGCCACATTCGATTGGCGTTGAATCTTGAGAAAGCCATTCGCGGAGAGAGTAATCGTGAGCCGATGGAAATATTTGGTACTTACGTGAGGGGCAAGGAGTCCCCGATAGCGTCAATCGTCCACGACACGTTCTTGAGTCGGCGGAAAGAAGGTAGGGGAACTGACGTGACGGGAGAGCCTGTTTACATGGCCGGGAAACCGGGAACGTCGGGCTTTGAGCGCCTCCGCACGAGTTACCCATTTAAGAAGCTGACGCCGATGGTGTGGAACGATGCGATTGAAGCCTACAAACAATCCGGCTTGGGTGCTGGGTTGGGAATCGGCATCGCTTCATTCCTGGGTGAAGGGGCTACGTCTTACGAGCAGCGCGAGAACAGAGGAACGTCCAGAGGTACTGCGCGACCTTCCGCGTCGCGCCCGGCCAAACCACAAAGGAGTACGAAGGAATGATTTCTGCATCACTCATCTTATGGATACTCGCTTTCGTTTTCTTTGTGTTGGCCGGGCTGAATGTCACGGCTAACGGCAAGATTAGATTTGAATGGCTCGCCGCCGCCTGCATCGTGGGGGCGGTAATAGTGGGAGGTGTGAAATGAACAGAAGAAACTTTCTTAAATCTGCGGCGGTGGTTGTTCTAGTGGCTGTCGTCTCCGTGGAGTTATTCGGCAAGCCTCCCGTGCTGTATGGACACGGGGAATGCACTTGTTTTTTCGATGTAAGCGCGAGCGGAGGAAAATTTTACTCGCGGGTCAGTAATATTTGCGGCAAATGTCTTCACGCCGCTACCGCAAAAGATTTGTAATCTCTCTTGAGGACAGGAAATAGTTTGTTTGTCGGCGGTTATTCTGTTGGGGGTGATTAGATGAACATTGAAACGAAAACTGCGAGTTTGAGTGAATCGGATGATTCGGGGTCGGCGTTTCGTAGCGCGTTTCGGATGGCCTGTCGGCGGGTTTACGAAGAGGAGTTTAACATTGCGCCGATGGTTAGTCATCTGTTCGGTGATTCCCTCTGCTTTTATGCTCTTGTTAGCGGCATTGGCTTTGCTACAGCGCGTGCATTAGCGAATGCGGGGTTTTTCTATCCAAACGATGTGGTGAGGGCGCGGGATTTGGACTTGCTTGCCGTTAACGGGATTGGTTGGTCGAGGTTAGGCAGGATACGCAGGAATTTGAACGAGTTGCTTCCGGGGGAGTTGACCGTGTCGGTTCTGCTAGACCGGATGCTGGGTGAGAGCCGCGCTATAGAGCTTGATGGCGAGATACCGCATTACGCCGAATTTTGCGGCATGAACGATGACACCGAAAACCGTTGCGTTAATTTTCTGACCCGCATTGACTGAGGGTGTTTTATGGCTCAAAGGAAGTCAACAAAGAAGGGGGCGGGAGATGGTAAGCCAAATAGGAGACCAACAAAGAGGCAACTCCTAACGGCTGAGGGTGTAGCACAAGGCAAGAGTTTGCATAGGGCCGCTTTAGATGCCGGCTACTCGCCGCATACGGCGAAATCCATGATTTATAAAACGCAAGAAAACGCAAGAATTTTGGAGGCCGTAGAAAACCGGAAGGCCGAGGCCATGCGGAGGGCGCAAATTCATACGGATATTATAGTTGGCTCTCTCGCTGAGATAGCTACGGCCTCACTTGCCGACGTGGTTCCCGACGATCCGTTCTTGCGAAATGCGAAGAAAAGTGGAACGGACCATTTAATTAAGAAAGTCAAGGTCAATTACGACACCAAAGGGAATATAAAGTCTCGGGAATACGAGATGTATTCCCGCCTTGAAGCCTTGAACCAGCTTAGGGACACGTTCGGGATGAAGCAGGAGCCTAGAGCCAACACCTTTGACGAAACCCGCAGGGCAGAAGTTGAGCGTTCAATTCACAGAATCATGGAGCGTGACGGAGTAGACCAGCCCACGGCGGCAAAGACCTTGCTTGCGGAGTTGGGCGACGTGCCGGAACTCGCCCCGATAGTCAGTAGTTATGCCAACTAGTGTGACAATAGCAGAGGCCACACGTTTGCGGGCTTTGTTCCCTGGCCGAGCGGCGATGTTCCCGAAAACGGAGCAGGCCGCTGAGTTGGAGTGCAAGGGCTATCTGGCTTGGCTTCAGACTCTCGGCAGGCGGACGTTTAGTAAGCCCTTCGCCTCTTTCCATTTTGAATTTTGGGATTGGTACTGGCCTGTACGCTTCAAACTCCTTCGCGGCGAGGTACTGACCCCCGAAGAAATGACGATGCTCCTCATTTGGGGGCGCGGGATGGGTAAAAGCTCGCACGTTGAGTGGGCCTGTATTGCTGAAGGTGCTTTGGGTGAAGGTGTGACGGATGAGCCGGGATTCGTCGGTTACGTCTGCGACACTGAGGCATTGGCTAAGGGGCATATTCAGTCAATCAGGAATCGCCTGGATTCTCCACAGGTGGCTTACTACTACCCCGGACTCTCTAACCCTCGTGTGGATAAGCACGGCTATCAGACCGCGTGGAGGCAGGACTTTCTAGCAACATCTTCACACTGGGGCATCATCCCGATTGGCCTAGAAGAAGGCGTGCGCGGCGGGCGTTTGTTCGATCTGCGCTTTACCATGTTCGTCTTTGACGACATTGACAGCCGCAAAGATTCTCCGGCCGCCGTAGAGAAGAAGATGAAGATTATCTCCCACGAGATTCTACCCGCCGGCACGCCGGACACTCTTAAATTAGTGCCACAGAATCTTATTCACGAGAATGGGTTTGTCACTCAGGTTTACACTCGCAGAAGTGACATCCTGTCCGAGCGTCAGGAGTCAGGGCCGTACCCCGCCTTCGACGATTTAGAACTGGAGTTGGATTCATCCAGTGCGGGCAGGAAGTGGAAGATTAAAAGTGCCAGACCTACGTGGCCGAGCATTGACTTGAGGGCTGCGAGTGTGTTCCTAGCCGACTCCGGCAAGGTCGCCTTCTTAGCAGAGTACCAGCACGACCTTGAGAGCAACAAAGAAGGAAGAGTATTAAGAAACTACAATGACAAGCTGATGGTGATTCGTCGCTCTGATTTCCAGAGGGTCTACGGTCAAAGATTCATCCCTAAGAACTGGCCTAAGAGAGTGTTCCATGATTGGTCACGTACTAAATCAGCATACCACGCTAACATCGCGGGGAAACTGACGGTCTCCAATCAGAACACCAAGCTCCCCGGCAAGCTGTTCCTGTTCGACTTGATGTCATTTGAGGAGCAGACGCAGGCCGATGATGTTGGTAAAAGGTTATTAGAGAGTATCACGCCCTTTGTCCCTGGCACGAATCAGACCTGGGCGCAGCTTATTGATTCTTCTACCTCCCGTGCTGGGTTGGAAATCTACCTATCCGACCTAACCAGATTGATCGAAGCCCGAAGGAACGTCTTAGCGGGTGTCATCCCTCCCCTCGTGGTTCCCTTGCTTCAGGAGAACGGCTACACATCATTCGTGGGCTCCCACGACCAGAACAACGACGCTTTGACTGTTTACCGTAAAGTCTTCGGCCTGCCATTCGCCCCAGTGAATCCCGGCGAAAGTGGTGGGCTCGAATGGATAGACCACTTCATGCTGGTAGATAAGAAGACCCGACACCCGTTCTTTGAGGATGAGCAACTTGAAGACGGTACGTGGAAACTAGGTTGTCCGGGCATGTTCATACTGCTTGAGGATGAGAAATACCCTTATCCGCAAGTCTCTACACCGGATGCTTTGCACGATTCTGATTTGTGCAGGTATCAGTTCAACAACTGGAGAATGCGGCCCGCCAAACTTACAGAAGGCGGGTTAGTCGAGCATGGCCCGATGAAGATGAATGACGACTTCGGGCAGGGCTTACAGATGGCAATGGTAAATGGCCCGCCTGCACCTTTGCCTTTGACGTTTGGTGAGAAGGTAGTTGAGGCCACGCCACCGAGCAAGCGATTCGAGGCTTTACAGGAGCAGTCCAATATTCCGGGCGGGGGGCTGACGCCTGAAGCTGAGATGACTTTCATTTATAACCGGAAACAGGCAGAGAAGAAAATCAGACCTCGCATTGTTGAGACTAACGAGTGGGGAGAGGAAATATGAGCACGAATGTTCAAGTCACGGAAGCCAATGACCTACAAGCCAGGTATGATCTTGCCACAAGCAGGCTCGCAAGAATCTGCGATAATGCCAACGTCTTAGTCGAGCATGGAATCATTTCTAACGACGTGGCGCAGCAGTTCATTGTGATTGCCATGTCGGAGAGGTTAGACGACCCGCACCCTGAGACTGGACTACCTTGCTGGTGTGGGGAGACTCATCGGGGAAGGAAGGTGGATGATGAGTGACGAAGAAGTTGACCGCGCCTTCCTGATCCGACAAAGGGCGAGGAACATAAAGCGCATCCGTCAGGCGCGTTTGCTCTGCGAGGCGGTTGTGTTGTCGTCTCTAGAAAGGATGTTTCTGAGCCACTGTCCTCCCGTGCCGTTCTACCAACAGATAGAGGAGCAAGCCGAAATGAGCAATCAACAGTTTGAAGTGGCTGACGAGAGGGGGAGGGCACTACCGCCACGGTGGGCATTTTGGGAGTCAAAGGAATGGCCCGACCCCACCCTTCTCAAGTTAAGCGAGACCCATGACGAGTGTTTGAACGATTGCCCCTTCCCCGTGGTTGTCTCCGAATACTGCGGTCTCAGGGCGCAAGCTATTGGCGCGGGTGAGATTCACGCTCATTACATGACACGGAACGGGGAGCCACGCTGCGATATTCTAGCCACTACCGCCGAAGCCGAGCGCATCACCGATACCTACACCTGTTTCCGCCACGCTCCGGGGATGGAAGTAAAGGATATTCCGCTGAATGAGAAGTGTTCTGTATGTGGCTGGGGCCAACCAAAGGAGACTGTATGAACGACGAATCTAACGGTAAATTCCTAACCGCTGAAGAATGGCAGGCGCTTGTAGAAAGTAACCCCGTTCTTCAATTCATCAAGCGGGTAGAGGATGCTGCCGTAGCAAGCCCGCTCTGGAACGCCAACTATGCCCTTGCGCTTTACAGGGCGTTTGGCGAAGAGGCTAGGCGATACACAAGAGAAGAGTGCGGGGTAAGAGGGCATGAAGTAGCAAGCTCCGCTGATGCCTAATACTACTGTTGATTTGTGTGTGGGTTGGGGGTCAGCCGAAGGAGTGAAGGGGATGAGCGACTTAGAGCGTGAAATGGTAATGCGCACCCTTGAAATGCTGCGGATTCTAAATGAGCGGTTGGCGGCTCAGATGTCTGGTTTACCGTATGACGCCTCCTGTCTGTCTTGCGCGGCGGGTTGCCCGAAAGAGGAATGTATGTTCTGCAAGGAGTCCGCATCGCTAGCCTTCCCAGAATATCTTGATGTTCTGGACGCTGACCACGTCGGTTAGAGCGGCCCGTCAAGGAGAAACGATGAAATCAAGAATCGTTAAAGCGACTGATATGACAGTGACGCTTGATAGCCTGCCGTCGAACTTACAGAGCGGCGATGTGATGCGCTTTGAAAGTCCGTCAGGCGAAAGGCGGGGCAAGAAGAAGCGGATACTAACCCCGGCTAAGGGTGTTATTGGCGTTGCGGTCGCGGCATCACCTGTCTGCCTGTGGCTGTTCCTGAATACCCATCTCATTCAATCCATGCGGCATCTATGGCTCATCACCGTGGGCGTGGTGCTCGCTATAGCCTTTGGATTCTTGATGGGAATTGACTATGAGCGGGAGACTAATTAGTTGTTGAGCGGCTACTGAAGGAGAGGGGCGAAGGATGAGCGCAAGTTTAGAAGAAATTCAAGAACTTTTGGGACACCCGATTTCAGTCTATTGGAAGTCATGCGGGATAAAGCAGATTTCCATTGGCGTGCTCCAATATAGCGATAATCTATTCCATGTGTGGAAGCCAGAGGGCGGGGCTTGGGTGAGCTTCAAGCCCGAAGCGGTCGAAAAGGTAAACTCCGACCTTCATTCCATTACCCTGCGTGCGGAAGAGGGCGATACCATTCTTGACGCTGAATACGTTGATGCCTGACGAGCGCAAAGAGTTGAATAAAACTACCCCACAGCCGCAGGAATCTGATAGAATGTCGGCGGATAAGGGGAATGTGTCCAAGTCTGAGATTGAAGTTTTAGAGCGCAAGACCAAAGCGATGATTGCCCTCGGGCATGAAATCCTTAATAGGCTTCAAGAGTTAAAAGCGGCCTAGTTGTTTTCATTCTATTAGCGAGCCAAGAAAGGCTTAGACCTTTACCGCCCGCATGGTTCTCTTCGGGGAATCGTGGGGCGGTTTTTCTTTTGCCATGAACATCAACATCCCACGCCGCCGCTCCCACTTACAGGACTTGTATCAAATGCCGTCCCAAGCGGCCGGACCCGACATTGAACCTATGCCCATGATGATGCCCCAGATGCAGATGGCACCCCTTGATAACCCACAGAACGGCGCTTTGAGTGAATTGGCCGGGATGGGTACGCAGAGAGCGATGGGTTTGATTTTCAAGAAGAAGAAACAGCCAGACGCCCCCAACATGGACTTCCTTAAATCATTCATCTTTAGCTAAAGGAGAAAATGAAATGAACGTAGCTGAAAAGGCTTGGGACAAGGTGAGAAACAAAGATGCGGGGGACGCCGAGTTCGCCCGCGCCGACCCTGCTTTCCGTGCAAAGTTGAATTACGCGGTGGGCGTGGCCCGTCAGGGTGGTTCCACCGGCATAGCTGGCCTTGAAGACTTTGAAGAGGAAGTCAGGCGTCTGACCAAGAACGAGAAGTCTGAGAAGTCGGAACCTTCGGGCTCTAACGTGGATGCCGCCCTAGTAGACGGCTCACAACAGGCCCGCTCAACGGACGGAATCAACCCCGCAGACATTGGCCTACAGTCGGCAGACGCGGAAGGAGAGAAATCAGTGAAGAAAACCAGTCGGGGAAGTGGGCAGCAGGACGAGCCCGAGAAGCAGACGCCCGAGAAGGCGCTTGAGAACGCGGCTGCCGCTGGTGCCAGAGTTGAAGCCTCTGAGGCTCACAGCCCTAGTGCGCCGAGTGCTGCACGTCCTTTGGCCGCCGAAGCGCCGGGTAATGCTCCCAGTCCCGAAGAGAGGAAGGCCGCCGAGAAGTCCAGCAAGCGGAGCAAGGCGAGTGCTTCAAAGACTTCTAAGGCGAAGGCCAAGAAGGCAAGCAAATAGCAAAGGAGAAATAAGCGATGCACGCAGACGCATATCCGGCATCCCGCATGGTCGGTAACGCCATTATGAGGGCGGGTGAACTCACTTGGCTCACCACCACCAACGTCGGCACGGCCACCACGCCCGCGAGTGTGAAGGCACTGATTACGGCGGGAGGTGGGCACGCCGACCAGCAGCCTTTGAAGGGCCGCATCAACCAGATGATAGACATCGGCGTGGACGACGGGACGATCAACACCACGGACATCGGTACGTCTACCACGGTAGCGAGCCTCGCCGGGTTGACTGAGGTGGACACGGTCAATCGTCCGTATGGCTCTGTCGAGGGCTAATGTTCGGTGAACTCAGATACCTGCGCCAGCGGGTGATTACCCTTGAACGCCAACTCGAAGCGGAGCGTGCGGCGAATCGCTATCGTGAAGATTGGTGTATCAACATGCTCATGCGGAGGGCGGGTACTATCCCTGTCCCTCCGCAGAAGGCTGAACAGCCTGAACCTATTCCCGTGGCCCAACCTACTGAAACCGATTACGCAAAGGCGGAAGCCTTGAGGGAGGCGGGACGGATAGCAGGTGCTAGTCAGCAGGAGATCGAAGAAGAGATTAAGAGGGCGACGGGTTGGACCGAGCAGGAACTTGCAGCGGCGATACAGCAAAGTGGGGTGATGTGATGAAGCAACTGTTGGAGATTTGGTGCAAGCTGGCGTGCAAGGCCGTGGGCCATAGGTGGCACATCCTGAGAGGCGGCGGCATTTCTACCGAGCCGTGCTGTAGAAGGTGTGGCGTTGCTTGCCACACTCTAGCTGTTCCGACCCGCGGTATTAAGTCTAATGTCTATTACGCCAATGGCTTCTTAGAGTCTGTTGAGGTTCGGCCCACAGGCATTTATCGTTATTGATGAGCGCACCCGCCTTAGAAATCCTACCGACGCACAACGGGAGCAACTTCGCCCCGCTCGACCCTTTGCTGAAGGTGGGGGCCGGCGACAAGGATGCGTCTACATCCCTCACCGATGCCCTCCGCGAGCGTTACCTACACTTCCTCAATCACGAGAAATCAACTCGTGAAGAGATGCTTAAATCCGGGCAGGAAGTAGCGTTGTTTCTGGCGGGACATCAGTTTTTGATGCCGAACCCTTTTAAGCAGGGTGGCTGGCTTCCTTACAAGGTCAATCCTAATTCTGCCAATGCTACTGAGAGGCGTGCGCTCAGTCTCATGCAATACCATGTGAGCGGAAACCTTGAAAAGTGGCTCTCATCCAATCCCGACATCCTGATTACCCCAGGCGTCGAAAGTGACGAAGCGTATGAGTCCGCACAAGCCGCTAAGATAATTGTCAATCACTACGAAAAGAGGTTCTTCAACAACAAAGCGAGGCTACAGATTGAAGAATGCCTTGAGGGGCTGACGTTTGGTTCCTACATATGGCGCTTGGGTGTTGACCCAACGCTCAAGACCGTCACCGCATACAGGCAGATTTTTGAAAATCGTGAAGTCAAGGTAGGTCCGGGCTGGGGCAAGTGTGGCGACTGCGGGAATGAAGATTCTTTCGAGGGGTTTAATGAGGTTCCCGGCGAAGGGGTTTACACCTGTCCCAAGTGCCACGGCGAGGCGTTAGTCATTCCTCCGGCAATGGGAACCCTACCGTCATTAGTAGGCCAAGAGCCTGTCGAGCTTGGCGACTTCCGCTTGTCGTTGGTTCCTTTCTCAAATTGCCGGTGGGATTTAAGAGTTCATGCTGACGAATCGTCTTGGATGATTATCCGCAGGCGAACCACCATGTCTGCAATTCGGCAGTTAATCGGCAACGTGAAACTGCCCGGCGGCGAAGGTAACGATTTAGGATTGGACATTACAGACAGATTGGCTTACAGCGGCCAGGCGCAGGCGGGTTATAGCTCATCCTCTGAGCGTCCCACGCTCTACAAGGAAGCGGCGACGGTAGAAGAGTTCTGGATGTCTCCTTCGGAGTACGGCGACATTCAGTTGCAGCGTTCGGCCAAGACAGTTGACGGCGTAGAGATTCCTAGTGGCGTCCGGTTGGGAGACTTGCTCAAGAACCAATCAATCTGTGTCCTCGGAGTCAATGAGATGTCCACCGTTCTCGGTATCTACCTAGAAGACCACCGGGACTACATTGTTCAGGGGAAATGGTACGCCAAGAAGGGCACTGGTGCCGGCAGAGGCTTGCAGGATTTAACAGAGGTTCAGAAAGTGGCAAACTCTGACCACGCCATTATTCATAAGTATCTGCGCTCAACTTCTACACCAGCAATGTTAGTTGCCGCCGGCATTCTTGATGAGGGCGACACCAGAAGCATCGCTACGCCGGGAAGAAATATTACGGTTCCTTTGGCAGCCCTGGCCGAAGGCTTGACGCTTGACCAGGTTGTAAGGCCAGCCTTTCAGCCCGGAAGCGTCCCGGCCCAATTCTTTGAGTTCACCTACAACCGTTTAGGTGAATATGCACAGTTCGCCAGTCACTTTCTACCCTTCACGGGCGGCATCCCAGGTGTGGATAACAAGACTGCCACGGGGGCGAACATCACTCAGGCCGCGACGGATGCACTCTATACACCGCCGTTGAGTGTCAAGGGTGAAATCCGGCAGGGTATATTCGAGCGTTTAATTAAACTCTACCCGAAGCATTTCCCGATTGATCGCCAATTCCCTTTAGGCGGTAAGCATTCATCGCACACAGGCTCGTTTCTGGTTAAGGCCGACCTTTGCACGGACCTTGTTTATGAGGTGGTCAAGGATTCGTGGCTCCCCAGAAATAGTTATCGAAAGCAGCAATCCTACTTCGGTTTCTTTCAACTGATGGGCGGGATTGCTGGCTACCTTCAGGCGAGACAAATGGATGCCAAGCGTGTGGCTGACATTGAACGTGCATTTGATTTGGAGATGGAGTCTGATGAGAGGAACGTGGCCGAAAGTTTGTGCTTCAGGCGCATACGTCAGATGGAGCAGGCGGCGAATCTCATAGCGGACCCGATGATGTTGGTTGGCGTTCAGCCGCAGGTTCAGGTTGACCCGATGAGCGGACAGCCTGTGCCCACGGGACAGTTGGTGGTTACGGGGCAGGGGGCAATACAGCCGCCGATTAGTGCTGCGGAGCCGGGGCATGAAGTAAAGAGGCTGTGGCTGATGAACTGGCTTGATTCCGACAACGGATTGAAGGCGTCTCCCGTGCTTCGTCAGGCGGTTGAAATCCTTGTGGCCTTACATCACCAGCTTTCGGGTCAGCAGGGGCAGATGATTGCTATGCAACAAGGGCAGATGCAACTTGCCCAACAGCAGCCCGGAATGGAAGCCCAACAGGAGATGCAATCCCAGCAGATGCAGGAGCAGTTGGGGGTGCAACAACAGCAACTCGAATTACAGGCAATGGGCCAGCAACAGGAGTTAGAGGGCGAGGCGCAGAAGCTAGAACTTGATGCCGTGCGCGAGCAGATGAAACAGGAGTCCGAGGTTACACAGAACGCGCTGAAACAATCCGACCGTGAACATGCTTTGGCGGTGAGGCAGGAGCAGGAGGAAATACGAAAATGAGCTTAAACTGCAAGCATAGATTTCTCGGCAAGTATTTCCACAGCGGTAGGTGGTGTTATGTGGAACTGTACGCGGACAATTTGCAGGACGCTGAGATTCGTTGCCAGAAGTTGAACCTTGAGCTTTGTCGTGCTGGGGGAAAGAAGGCAGGTAAGAAATGAAGAAAGTTTCCTCAGTTGACTTGCTTAATGACGTAAAACGCTTGGCGAGGGAGTTGGGCCACTATCCCACGTCGCTTGAATATCGGAATTACGGGTCGCACGATACACGAACCGTAACCAAGAGATTCGGCGGCAGTTGGCCGATGGTGATTAAGAAAGCGGGGCTTAGATACGAGCGTCGTACCGTAATTCCAAGAATTGATGATAAGGCGTTGGAGTTGGATATAAAGAGGGTAGCCGTTGAATGTGGGCGATTACCTACGATTAAGGATTACAGTAAGGTCGGCAAGTTTCGTCACGAAACCTATTGCCGAAGGGTTTGTGGAAAGCCGTCTGGATGGAAAAGGGTTCTTGAATTCTATTTTGGTAAGGGTAGGAGTAAGAAGCAAAAACAGCGCAAGACTGAAAGGGCTATTTCCGGCAAGGAGCAGAAATTTGCCGATGTGCGTAGAGTTGCTCGCCTTCTTGGGCATTTCCCGTCAATGAAGGAGTACGAAAAATATGGGCGGCTAACCGCGTTTGCTATTACCTACGAATTTAGGCCGAGCGACGGCTCTAAGAGGTACGGGTCATGGGCAGATGTAAGACAAGGAATTGACCCATTCGTAGAGAAGCAGCCTTCAGACGTTAGGGAACTTGGTCATGTAGCAGACCCCACACGGGAAGTATTAAAATCCCAATCCCTTGAGGCGATAAGGCAATTTTTTGTTGCGCGCTCTGTAGAGCGACCTGGGGCTTTATCAAGGTGAGCCAAGCAATTAGATTGATTAAGCGTGATAAAAATACTCCCCCGGAACGGGATTGTGATATACTGCCTCCCGAATTGGCTGAAGCGATTCGCCAATTCATGCGCCAGGAATGGCAGCGACTTCGCCGCGACGAACTCTTTCATCTGAGACGCGGGATGAAGTCAGAACTAGAAGGCATTGATAAAGAGTTAGGTTTGAAATCTGAGTAACCCTCAGAGACTCGTCACCAGCTTAGAAGGTGTGAGCACCGAGCGCGAGTATAAAGAAAAAGTCCGGGCCAACAATTTAATAAGGGCCACAACCCCTTAAAGGTCAGCCCGCCATTGAATCAGCCAAAGGCTTAAACGCCCTGCTGCTTCGGTGGCGGGCTTTTTCGTGTTTGGAGTTTGAATGGACGATACCACCCAGTCAACGGACGTAGGCGGCGCAACTCCTGCCGCCATTGTCGAAGAGTCCACTTCGGCGGCTGCTCCGTCCGTCAGCCCACAGGAGTCGTCCCCAACCGCTGGCGGCGTAACCGCTGGGGCGGAAGCTAGTGAAGTTGAGCAGGGGGGCGCGACACCTCCCCCGCCGGACGATGACCCCCTTAAAGGGATTCCAACGTCCGAAGAATTGCAGCAGCAGGTAGAGCAAAAGGTGCCGTATGCCGCTGCGCTGTTACAACTCCGCAAAGCCTTAGAAGCGCGCAACGAAGAGAACCAGAGACTCCAACAGCAGTTCGAGCCGCTGAAAGGTTTGTCAGAGATTGGCGAGCCCGAAGTGGTCAAGACCGCCGTTGAAGCCTTTAACTCTCTCTTCACCCCGGTAGTCAACCCCGAAACACAGCAGCCCGAATTTGATGAAGTCTCCGGCGTCCCGCGTTACACCACCGCTCCTTTCATAGAGCGAATGGAAAGTGAGAACCCCGGCTTCACCGAAACCCTGCTATTCGACGCGCTTAACAGCAAAGTCGAGTACCCGGATGGGCAGAAACTTCCCTTATTCCGCAACCAACGTCTCCACGACGTGCTGATGAGGGCTTGGGGCTACGACCCGAGTAGGGGGAACGACTATCGAAACATTGACGCGCTCGCGCAACCGGCAGCGAGTGTGACCCCGGAAGACTTAGAGAAGATTCCGGCCGAATTTCACGAGACGTTCAAGTCTCTTCCCGCGGGAATCAGGAATGACCTCCTGCAAAGGGATGAGGACACTCGTAAGTTCGACCTGGAAACCTACAAGGAAAGATTCGACCGCAAGGCCCAGGAGGAACAGCGCCAGCAAGCTGAACAGCAGCAGCAGCAGGCGCAGATTCAGCAGTTCCGCCAGCAAGTTAACGAGGCCCAAGAGTCTTTCGTCTCTCAGCATCTCCGCGAGGGTTACGCTTCAATCATGGACGACCTCGCGTCCAAAGTGACTTTTTCTTCCGACCCCGCCCAATCCGAGGGAATCAAGAGCGCCATCGGCGCACTCCTATTCTCCCTTCGTGACCCCGATTTCAGGGAAGCAAATAAGAGTCAATTAGAAGCGGCCGGAATAAAACTCGGCGGCGACTTTGACGAAGCCCTGAACCTTGCGGATAAGCACCTTCGTGATGCCAAAGCCTACGAGCTGGTAGGGCAGAAGGCCCGCGCCAGAAATTCTCTGAACGAGGCCGCGACCGCGAAGAAACTTGTCCTGGCAAAGCTCTCGCCTATCGCTTTGAGGTACGCGCAGACTTTGGGGGCTCAAGTTGTAAGTAGGGCGAACGGACAGAACCAGTTACTTCAGGGTGCGAGCACTGTGCGCCCCACGCCGAACGGCGGCACTGAGCCGGAGGGAGATGGCACAACCATGCGGGCCAATGCTCCGGGTTATGGCCTCAACCTCTGGAAACAGATCAACGCAGCGAATCAGGCGCAGGGGTAAGGAGATAAGTAAATGGCAGTCGCACAGGCTGAGAATTTTACCGACTGGGTGACTCAGAAGACGCGGAGTCTGACGAGTGACAAGAAACTCTTCGAGATGAAGAGTCCCGGTTACAACGCAATCAAAAAGGCGACGAGGACAGAGCCCATCACGCAGAAGGGCTATCGCCTGCCCCACTGGTATCAGATGCCCGGCGGCGTCGGAGGCTTTGTCCCCACGGACTCGTCCTTTAACCCTTACGTTCCCCCGTCCAGCCGTTCGATGTACGTGTTTCCCACGTACATGGCGCAGCCCATTGTTATGGACGGTGCGGCCATTCGCATGTTGAAGAGTGGTAGTGAGCAGAACATTACGAACCTGGACCAGGCGATAAACCTGCACTACGACGTGTTCACCAAGCGAATCAATCACATGATTTACGGTGATGGCTCGGGGACGTTGGCGGTAGCGGGCGGGGCGGTTTCGACTCTGGGTACGGGCCAAACTTTGACGGGCACTACCGCGGCGGCCACGACTCCAGGTCAGACCAAAGGCACTGTCCGGTTGATGAAAAGTCACTACTACGACGCCATCAACCCCTCGACGGGTGCTGTCCGTGGCACGTTCTACGTGGAAACCCCTGGTGCGAGTTCCTGCACGATCTATCTCCTGTCTGGAACCATCAGTTCGGGCGACTACATCACGGACCCGAACTCCTACAACCGGATGCCCCGCGGATTGGGCCATCTGATTTCCAACGCCTCACGCATCCTGCAAACGCTCAACACGGCGAACGACACCAACCTCAACAGTCCGGGCGTGGACTTGAACGGCACGCTGGCGACCCCCGTGACGTTCGACCGGGCGAAGGTGGCCTTGCAGACCAGGGCCAACGAGCAGGGCGCGGAGAACGGCCTGCTGTGCTTCTGCACGTTCAACTTCTACGCCCTTCTCAAGCGGCAGGGCTGGAATTTGACGACGCAGGGTACGGACACGACCACGGGCATTGCCAGAAGGTATCAAGACGGCGACACCACGTTCATTCTCGACGCCGACATGGACGAGGACCGTGCCTACCTTGTGGCTAAGGACGCTCTGGTGATGTTCGAGGAGATGGAGATGGGAGACTTCAGGCTCGACGGGCAGGAGTGGAGGATGCTTCTGGGCAATCACGGCACGGGCTCGGACTCGTGGCAGCGGGCCTTCGGCATCGCCTACAACATGGGCCTGGTGGACCCGAAGAGTTCGGCGTTCATTAAGCGCGCGTTGATTTCTTCGAGCGACACGCAAGTGTCGGTGAACAGCTAAGCGGGAGGTGAATGAGAAATGGCAGCCATCACAGGAATAGTTTTCGTTAAGCGCATCCCGCATAGCGCGGCGGCGGGTGGGCTCGTAAGGGAGATTTGGAAAGTCCCCGCGTCAACCGCTGGCGACACCCAGACCCTTGCTCTGCCGCACATTAAGACGGTCCTTTCAGTTTCGCCTCCGCTTCAAATGGTCGCGCAGACTGCGGACCATTCGGTTGACGTGAAGACCACAGCGACCATAGCGGCCAGCAACTTCAGCCACGCTGAAATCTGGGGCACCGAGTAAGGGAGTGCTGCTCCCTTTAACTGCGGCGGCTCTAGTCTTCGGGCCGGGGTCGCCGCAATAAAACCAATGATTCGCGGCTTCGACGTAGAGACATTCCAGAAACGAATCAATGAGCGTGTCGGGCTGAATAAGGACGGCAAGCCCATCATTCGACTGTCCTACGCGCCCCTCGTCTTTACTCGTGTTCTCGGTGAAGAGGTTCCGAGGTACTGGACTAAAAGGTGGAAGGACGGCGGTACATGGAAGTATGACCAGCCCGACAGGTTCGTCTTCGAGAAACGCCTTGAGCGGGAAGCCTATTGGGACGCCTTCAACGCGACACGCTTTCAGTATGTTGAGGCCACGGGCGAGACTCTAGATTTAGGCCCGCCGCCCGAAGACTACTACGTGTTTGATTCACTGATTGCGGTTCACTCTGGACACAAAGCGGAAAGCGGCGAGCCGCAGTGTTGTGAGGAGGCTTGGCAGGGGACTTACAAGTTCGACCTGACGCCCCGTGGGGAACTCGTGAAGGTTCCGGTGGGCGGCCGTCAGAGGTGCTGGGGGCAATACCGTGAGCCGAATGACTCGGACATGCGGAATATCGAACGTGCCGCACAGGAGCTGAAGCACGGGAAGTATTACGACCCCTACGCCCCTTTGAGCCCGCACCAGCTCGCGGCAATAGAGACGGAAGCGAACATGCAGGCATCTCGCATAGCCGATGAGGTTAATAAGTATGAGCAGGAAATGGGCTCGGACTTTGACTACCTACACGGCTGGCGTTTGTTCGAGGCAAGCGCAAAGAAGCTGGCACACGGGAAGTATCACTTCTTGGGAAGCACATGGAAGAAGGGGAAGGCCGGATTAGCCATCCCTGATTAACTACCGGACGACAAGGGCCGGTAAGGAGATAAACAAATGGCAGGATCGGTAGTTCTACTCGACAAGTACAACCGCGGGCTTTCGGGTTTCTTTGATGAGAACGGAAACCTTGATTTCTCGTCAATGGAGTCGGGTAAGTACGTCACAATCGGCGGCATCCGTATCTACAACTTCACCACGGCGATTACGGAAGGCGAGACAGCGACTTCTGCGCCCGCGGGCTCCTTCGCTTTCACCTCCCACGCCACGGGCAACAATAAGATTTTCCGCTCCGACGGCTCTCTGTGGCAGGCAGCGTCCGGTGCCTTGACCGGAGTTCAGTACGCCGAGGCCACCATCAGTGCCGCGGACATTGTGTCCACGAGCGCGGGAAAGCTGGGCCACGCGAATGGGTATCCCTTAGTAGCCGCTCCGGGCGCGGGGTACGCTATTGAGTTCCGATCCGCCGTAATAATTTTGGACTTCGGTGTTGCCGCCTACGCGGATGGCGGCAACGTGACTGTGAATTATGCCGGGGGCGGGGCGGCGGTCTCCGCGGCCGTTTCTGCCGCGAACTCCATCGGGGGCGCGGCAGACAAGGTGGCCGTCGTCCAAGCCGCGGTACCTACGAACAACCAACTGGCCGCGAATACGGGACTCAACCTTGTGGCCGCGAGTGCGTTCACCAACCCCGGCACCGCCACCGGCGTCGTGAGGGTGAAGGTGCGCTACGCCGTTCACGCTACCGGCCTTTGATGAATAGAGGAGTATATGGCAACACCGCAACGAATCATATTTGACGACCCCACAAGGGGCATGGGCTTGGTCTCCACCCGCGACGCTTCCCTTGAGAAGATTCGCTACCTGTTCACCGCCGGCCAGTTCCTTGACCCCGAGCGCGTGGAGCGTAGTGAGCACATTCGGCAGTGGGGTGGGGGTGAGGAGATTCAGACCTACTGTCTGAGGCGCTCCGTGGGCGGCTTCCTGCCCCGTGCCCGCGTCATGCCCCTTGAGATTTGGGCCGAAGCACTCCCGCCCGAACTTATCGGTGAAGGTCTTGAGCACGACACCGTGACGATTGCGGGCGCGCAGCCGAGCGTTACCGCGGGGGGCATAACCAATAAGCCCGGATTCCTCATCGGGAAGTCTCTCAGGCACGTTAAATACTATCCCGGCGACGAGATCAAGTCTGTTCTGAGAACCAACGATGGCAAGGGGATTGTCGAGATTAAAGCCCTTTTCGACCAGCCCTGGTACAAGGACGAGTCTAGGGGTGAGCCCGGAATACCCCAACTCCTGAACTTTGATTTCTTTCCTTCCTTGCCTCCGATTGAGTTGAATAAGTTGGAGGAGCAAATTGATAGGGCGTCTGGCAGAAGTGAGCTTCACGGGAAGGTCGCTCAAGACATGCAGCAGAGTTGCGCGCAGTTCCGCAGATGGGCCGAGACACGGCTGTCTGTCGAGCACGCCATGCTCCGCGAGCGGAAATCTCATCTGTATGTCCACTCATACTCGCCCGTGGCCCGTGAACTTCTCAGGCAGCTTGAGATGACGCCGCAGGACAGGATTATTGAAGGCATGGCGGGTGGTATTTCTGCCGACCAACTCAGGGAGATCATAGCTACCGTTGGCGGCGGTCAGATGACGCCCGAGATTGTAGGCCAGATTGCTGGTGTGGTGGCGAATCAGATACTTGCCGCGCAGGCGCAGGCCGTTGTTCCGCCCGCAGCAGAGCAACAAGACGCCCCGCCAATGGTGTCTCAGCCGATGGGGTCAACGGTGAGCGACTTACCGACCACGGCTTTTGATTCGCAGCCAGTGAAGAACAAAGGCGGCAGGCCCAGGAAGAACCCCGATGAAACTCAGGGAGATACTGAGCGCAGCTAGGATTGAACTCCTTGAGCCGCGCCCGCAGAAACCGAGTTATCGACAACTCCTTCATTGGGCTGTCGGCATCCTTCAGTCTATTCAAAACAGGCTGACGAGCTCGGGGCAGGCTTGGGTGATAGGCGAAACGACCATAGAGGTTCAGGACGGGGAGAGTGCGTACGTCGTCAATCCGCAGGGTGGGCCAATAGGAAGAATTATTGATGTCACCTCGAACTACGACCCCGACAACGGGGAGTACGAATATCAACTGCCGTTTTCGGATTTCACGGACATGGCGGAAGGTTGGCAAGAGGGGTGGGGCGCTGGCACTGAACGGGTAGCGTTCTATAGAAAGCACGGAGACCCGAATCTGTATGCGAGGTTCCGGCCCAGACCGTCGGCCAGTGAAACCTTCAGGGTGGCTTACACGGTTGCGGGGACCGCTGACACGGCATTAGACGAATCACCGATTCTTGAACACCACCACCATTTGATTATCGCCAAACTCGCACTGAGGGCATTGCCGGCGGCTTCGTGGTCGGAGGATGAAAACGAGAACCGGACCAAGCGGGCGGAACTCAGAAGTTACCTTGAAGGTCATGTCGCCGAGTACGAAAGAGATTTGAAGTTCGACATGATGATTAGTGTTCCGAGGAATAACTACAGGCTTGAGGCGTTCCCGATTGAGTAATGGCTGTCACCTACAACCATGTTCTACGTGCTGCCGCCGTTCGCATTAACGGCATCGCTGGCTCTACCAGCAGTGCCTTAGAGTCTGCCTACGTCACAAGCCCGCTCACGGCCACTCAACTCGACTCTGCGGACTTCTCCAAGACGCCCCTCACTGATACTTGTTTGCTGGTCGAAGAGAAACTTGCCCACGCCATAGCAAACACGGGCGGGCATCCGTTCAGGGCCAACCTTCATGCCGTCACGGGTTCTCTCGCTCATAAAGCAGCACTCCCGACGCAGAGCAGCGGGAGCAAGCCGATTATCGGCGTGTGGGGTTCCGTGTACGACTCGTCGGACGGGCGGGTGTGTACCGAGAAACCCCTGGAGATGATTAGCCGCAGGGTTGAGAACGCGGGCAGTTTTCACCTCGCGGCCGTTTACAACTACAAGATTGACGGCAATCGAATCTACCACACGAGGACGAACGTGGTGATTGACTGCTGTGCCTACTCCAAGACGGACCAACTGACGGCCATAGGCACTCTGACGAACAATATGCTTCTGCCCGATGTCTTGGAGGAAGCAATGGTGTGCGGAATCGTTTCGATGCTCGTTCGTGACGACGCATTCATGCAGCAGGCACAGGTCTACAAGTCCTACTTTGATCAAACTCTCTCTTGGATTTCACAGGGGCTGGTGAGTGTCCCGCCGAAAGTCGTACCCGGCCCGACGCTCACAGCCAATGCCGCATAAGGAGAAATAAATGGCGACCAAAGACACAGGATTCAGCGTGAAAACCAAAGACTTGACCGTGGAAGTGTCTGGAAGTGCGGAACAGGTGCAGCAAGTCTACCAGGCACTACAAGGGGTCTTGAACAGCATGGCCCCTAACGTCCTGAGCAACGGCGGCGACTTGGCGTTGAATGTTAAGGGCGCGGAGAAGAAGGCTGAAGGCTAATGGCTTTCACTTTGAAGCAATGGATAAACCGCGCGTCCGACCTAGCCCTGTCCGGCGAGGACTTAAACGTGTCTGCCGTCTTAGACCCGGAGCAGATAGCGGAATCCTGGGCGCACCACGTCATGAGGGAAGTAGCCGAAGAGTTTGCCGCCGATCCGATGCTAGCCCCCTACGTCACTGAGACTGTCACCATCGCACTGACCAACGGCGCAGGAACTCTACCTTCAAGAGTCCTGGAAGGCTTCATTTCAGATGACCGTGTTGTGTTGAGCACGTCGGACGCGACCGTGGCAGAGAAGATGAGATTCCTGCCGTGGGACGACTTTATCAGAGCGCCGGCAGACACCAACCGAGGGTATTTCTCAGTCAAAGGCACGTCCTTTTATTACGTCGCGCCGGGAAGTGCCTACACGCCCGGAAGTGGTGTCACGGGGAATGTTGATTTGACCACATTCGCCGCTGTAGACATGCCGGCTAGTGAGTCGGCAACTATCACCTGTCCGTTGAGGCTTGAGCTTGCATTGGTAGAAAGGCTGGCGACGAAGATTCGAGTTCCTAGAAGGGAGAGGGTTGCCGCGTGAGTGTCCCCTACGGTCGCATTGTCAGAGGTGTTGCGCTGAGGGTCGGCGCTCTCCGTGGAAGTGTGCCCGCGGGCGTTGACATCTCCTACGCGACCCTTCCTTTGACCGTGGCCGACTTCAAAGGTGGATTCTCACTCGACATGGTTAAGGACGCCGTTCAACTCGCGGAGGAGAAGATTGTCAGTGCGATTGCCGAGACGGGCAATCATCCTTTGAGAAGAATCCTGAAGTCTCAGACCGCCAATATCGCACACGGCGCGTTGATACCTTCGACTAATTCCACCTCTGTGCCTGTGGTCGGCATACGAGGAAGTGTGGTGGACGCCTCGGACGGGATTGTCTGTGACGAATACCCATTGGCTGATATTCGCAGGTGGGTGAGGAATGCGAACACCTGGCGCAAAGGCTCTTTGTACGCATATCACATTGATGATAATCGGATATTTCACACCCGTACAAATGTGAAGATTGATGTCTGTACCTATGACGCGGCAACACAAAGAACTGCGATAGACAACAACTCGAACATGCTTCTGCCGGATGTGTTAGAGGAAGCACTTGTATGCGGCGGTGCGGCCTACTTGGGCAAGAATGAATTTCTGTCGTTCTTTGAGGAGACGATAAGGGCGATACGGGGCGGACTCACATCCGTTCCGCCGAAGGCTATTAGCGAGGTAGCCGCGTGACCTTGCAAGAGTTCATAGATAGGACAGTTGAGCAGAGCGGCCAGAACGCCCAAAAGGTTGAGGCTGTAGTAGAGGCCCAACTGTCTCAGGTCTTTCAGGAAGTGGCCGATGAATTTACAGAGAAGAACAGGAGTCTATTAAGGGATACGAAGACGGTCACATTTGCTAACGGCACGGCAACCTTAACCAGTGACGTGCTGACGCGGCGCAAATTTGATAGTGAGCTTTACGACCCTGACGACCCGACGAAGATTTACTCACTTGTGCCAGAGTGGGCGGACTTCATAAGAGTGTATGACGACCGTGTTGGTTATTACTGCATTAGAGAAGAGTCGGACATCTTCGTGATTGAGCCGGGAGCAAGTTATGAGGACGGCGACGGGATTGATGACACGAGAAAACTAACAATTCCCTGTATTCCGAGCATTCCGGCTTCGGCCAGCTCGACCATATCAGCACCTAATGAATTTCTGTTTATGGCAATGGATAGGGTTGTAGAAAGGTTAAAGGCTTAGGTGGGTACGCGCACTATCAGGGGTAATCCGTATTTTCCGACCAGCCCGCGGTCGGGCAATCTCGGTGACTTGATTTTCAGGATGCAGAACGTATTCAAAAGAGGCTCAGGAGACGCCGCCTACCACGAATGCACGGGCGGGCCGCAGAACCTTTCCGAGACTGTTGACAATACCGCTCTGACGGGAACCGTAGCTTTGACTTCCGGCTCTACCACCGTTACAGGTACGGGAACTTCATTCACCACGGAATTACACTTGGGCCAATTCTTCCTCGTGCTTGATGCGGTGGGAAGCCAGTCATTCCTCTGTGTTGTCGAAAGAATCATTTCCAACACCTCCTTGATTATCTCCCGAGCGCCTACGGCGTCGGTGTCTGGGAAAACGGGCTATCGCTTGCCTGTGATATTCGCGGTGGATAATCAACGGGGTACTTGTCTCAGAGGGAATGTTGTCAGGCTGGATAAGGGCACTCTGTTCTCTGTGGGCGATGGTACTTTCCGACTGGACGGGACGGCGCTCACCAACACCCTGGCACTGACCCGCGCCCCGAAAGTTTCTATTCTCTCGGGTTCCACTTATTCACACTACCCGCTCGGAATGGACACGCCTGGAGCGCCTACGGTAGCGGGAGTAGCTGGCGGCACGAAAGGGATGATAGCGGCCAGTTATGCCATCCGAGTGACGGCCGAACGTTTAGCGACGCTGGGCTTTAACAACCCCTCCGCCCCTGTGACATTCTCAATCACGGCAGGCCAGCGAGTTCAAATCACATTCGCCGCCGTTGATTCGACCCACGGGCAAGACGCTCATGGGGTGTGGGGAACGCGCTACGTAGACTCACAGGACACCACCGGACAGAACCTCATCAATGGCCCGTGGTTCCGCGTTGGTCAAGTTGCAGAATCCGCATTGGACGGTAGCCGCAGGGCTAATTTCGAATGGCTGGACGGGGAGATAGAAACTCAAGGGGCCGGGCTGGCGGGTTCTCTCTTAACGTTCGACAACGACGCGCCCCCGAATGCTGAATTTGTCGCACTCTTCAACGGCGTGCCCGTGTGGATTTCATGTAACGGCCCCGGAGACACCAGCCCCGGCCCGTTCATTCGTCCGGCCAAACCCTCCAACGTCGAAGCCGCGCCGGCTGGGCTTGGATACCCTACCTCTCCCCCCGAAACCATTCTGGGTGTCGTTTCAAGCGAAGCCCGCTTGTACCTCTTAACCACGAATCATTTGCAGATCGCACAGCCCACGGCGAGCGAGTTTGTCCCCGTGAGAGTAAGCCCGTTCTGGAAGACCGGATTTAAGAACCCATACCAACTGGTTTTCATCAATGGGACTCTGTACGGGGCGACTAACTCAGGCCCGGCCCGCTCCGTGGGTGGGGGTGACAAGCAGGAGGCGGAAAACACCTGGGCTTCCGCGATTGCCGAGTTCTACAAGTCTTGGGTTAAAGGCCATATCTTAGTAGCACACGACCCCCTGAATGATTGTGTCTGCTACTTCCACTCAGCTTACAACCTAAATTCCTCCGGGTTCTGGACCACTCGTGTCTGGTGCTGGGGGCTCTCGGCTCAGGAGTGGGTCGCTGACATACTTTTATCTTCCACGACACAGGACATGATTGTGAGTGGCGTATCCACGGTCGGAAATAATCTTGATTTCCTCTGCGGGGGAAGACTCAGCAACAACACCGTGAGTATGGGGACGTACAGGTTCGACACCGGCTCAGGGTCGAGTGTTTCCTACTACATCGCGGCACAGTTCAGTGATTCCGGCGAAGAGTTAAGAACGAAGAAGCTCGGGCCGACTTTTCGTGTAACCGGAAAAATCACCAGCGGAAACTTGAAAGTTTACGGTGCCGCGCCGACGCAGAGTATTCCGGTATCGGATTTGGAGGCAGGCACAAATGCTCTAGCCACGCTGGCCCTGTCTAACGGCTCAAATGTAATTGAAGGCGCAGCACTGAAGGCGAATGTCAAGAACCTGAAGCAGCATACCGTTCGGGTTGAGGGGACGTGGGACGGGTCCGGCGAGAGAGACCGAATTGACGAGGCCGCATACGAGTACGAGGTACAGGGGGCACGCAGATGAGGGACACAAATCTTGACCTTAACTCAGACTTTGTTCACGAGCAGTTCGGCCCTGCCGCCGGGGCCGAGCCTTTACCCACGGTCTTACCTGCGGGCACTACATTCGTTTCGACCATCAACGGAGTCGCGGGAAGTCTCACCTTTTCGGGAGGGACATCGGGTTTCACCTTCTCGGGCGTGGGCGCGACCGTCACTCTCTCAAGCCCCTTAACCACTAAGGGTGATTTGCTGGCGCACGACGGCACGAACGGGGTGAGGTTGTCAGCGGGGGCGGACGGGACGTTTCTGGTTGCCGATTCCGCGCAGGCTGTGGGGGTGAAGTGGCTCGGTGGGAATGCTGGTTGGACCGCGTGGACCGGGACGGCGAGCAAGGCGACGAAGGACACGGCCACGGCGACTTTGGCGGACGTGGCGCAAGGGCTAAAGGCCGTTGTGGACGCGCTTTTGGCGTTGAACATTTTGAAGGCGTGAGGATGGAGAAGAGTTTCGGTGAAATCGGGGCGAATGAAAAGCTGGAGGTCAACCCCGTGCCTGCCGGTTTCATAGGGATGTGGAAAGGGGAGCCGCCGCAGGGTTGGGTCATCTGCGACGGGACGAACGGGACTCCTGACTTGACCGACAAGGTTTTGAAGCTGCCCAAAGGGGTGGTTATCAACTTTATTCAGAAGCAATGATTAGAAGATTAGACCCGGACAAGGATCAAGAGTTAATCCGCGAGGCTCTTTCATGGGTCAACGAGCAGCCGCGATTCTTTCAGGACGCCGATAAAGCATTTGGAAATGGCGACGTTGGTTTTTACCTTGAATTGATGAGAACAGAACCACAAGCAGATTTCGGGATATTTGATGGCGGATTAGTAGCCATGATTACCATTTCGCTAGTGGGAAAGGGCATGTTCGATTCGCATCTTTTAGTCAAACGCGGGACTCGGCCTGAGTTGATAGTTCCTGCCGCGTATGCGGTATTGAGACGACTGTTCGAGATGGGGCTGAAAGAAGGTTGGTCGTGGCCCGCCGCAAAGAATACAGGCGTGAGAAAGGTTCTCGAAATGATTGGGATGAGAAGGGATGGGTTGACTAAATACAAAGGCCAATCACACGGGAAGCCTATTTTGTGGATGAGATACAGCGTGAGGGCAGCATGAGTAAAAAGTCGAAGAGCACTCAAAGTCAGAATTTCCAAAGTACGAATCAGTACGGTTTTATGAATACGCCGGACACTGATGACTTTAAACGGATGCGGGAGTTCGATTTTCAAGCGGACCCGTCCATCGCCAATGTTTACGGTAACGCAAGAAATCAAGCCGCCAACTCTTTTAATAACCCTTTGGGTGGTGTGTATTCGCCACAAATGCGCGACCAGATTTTGAGAAGCACTTTGTCTGATTTGAGTCAGAAAGAGGGGCAGGCCAGGAGTGAGGCGTACAACGATCTTCAAGGGGCAAGGTTTTCACAACGCGCTGCTGTGGCGGGATTAACTGCGCCCCGTCTCGTTCAGCAAAGCAGCTCAGGTACTTCTTCGGGCGTAGGTACAACGTCCTCTCCAATTTGGACGGATTTACTTATAGCCGCTGCTGGCGGGGCGTCTTCGGGGACGGCGGCGTGAAAGACAGATTTAACAGGCTGGCCGAGCAAGTGGCCGATAAGGTTGGGTCTCCCATCTCAATCCTCGTCCACACCCTGTTGTTCGCTTTGAATCTTTCGCTGGTGTTCTGGGTCGAAGTGGACCGGGTTCTTCTAGTCTTGACGACGTGGGTTTCACTGGAAGCTATTTATCTGGCTTTGTTCACGCAGTTAGTAGTGACGAATAGGGCGAAACGAAGTGCTAAGTAAGGCGAGACAAGTAATCAGGGAAGCGTTAGAGGCCGCAGAGAGCCCGGCTGTGCTGTCGAGCTTCGGCAAAGACTCCATGCTCCTTCTGACGCTCGCAAGGGAAGTTAGGCCCGACATCCCCGTGATCTGGTTCCGCCCCGAGAATCAAAAGTTCGCCAAGCGAATGATTCTTGAAATGGACCTAGAAGCGTGGTCATGGGAGCCCTCAGACGTTTACGTGTTGCCAAATGAAAACGGCCTAAGTCTGATTCGTGAGCAATCATTCGGCACGCAAAACTTTCCCGTCCTGCTTGATGTCGAGCACGGGGATAAATGTGTCGGTGACGTGTTTCCAGAAAGAACGCCCGTGCTGTTCCCCCACTTTGACGTTCTGCTCATCGGGTACAAGGAGAGTGATTACCACTGGACGCTCGGCGGAAGCGGCTTCTGCCCCGGTGACGGCTGGCAGTTAGGGAAGGCAAAGGTCTACGCGCCGCTCAGAAGCTACACGGACGAGCAAGTGTGGGCGGCAACCAAAGAATTAAACGTCCCCGTGGACGAAGAAAGGTACTTCAACGATGGCCCTGACCCGGACACGCTATCTTGCTGTTCACGCTGCTTGCAGGCGGGCGCGGAAAAGGTGTTTTGCCCAAAGGCACAGGTTGAGATTGAAACTGTTCAGTGGAATCCGGGCGAAAGTTTGAGGGCGTTTCAGGAAAGATTTGGGTTCAGAAAGGCGGCTTGATATGGCTGACTACAGTTCGACAATCACGACGGGCGGCAGTGCCCAAACCGCAGCGGCGGCAGATGCCAACCGCGCCACGCTTCTAATCCAAAATTCAGATGACACGGATTTCTGGGTTCGCTTCGGCGGGACCGCTGCGGCAACAAGTCCGTCAATCTTTGTGGGGGCAGGGGACACGCAGTTTTACGGGCCGGAGTACCGGTCTCTGATTACTCAGGCGATTTCTATTTTCGGCGCGACCACGGGAAAGAAGTTCACTATCACCGACACCAAGATGTAGATGAGCAAGATAACTGTATCAGGATTCTCAACCGCCGCCGGCTCCCGCTGGTCGGGTTCGACTGCCTACCTGCAAATCTACTATGCGGGTAGCAGTCCAGAGGCGTTTTCGTTCTCTACGGGTGAAGTGTGGAAACCGTCGCTCACCGATTTCTACCGCGAGATTGAATGCGATCTAGCGGGCAACGTGGTGGACGTAGACACGTTTGTTTTAGATTCCACGCCTGATATTACTGACCGCTCAGACGTTTTCTGCTACCTCAGATTGGTTGATGCTAAGAGGAATAAAAACACGGCGATACTCTTAGGCGAGCGGTGGGATATTCCTATCTCGTTAGGTTCGACAGTGACCTATGAAGACTTGCGGGTTCACAACACACCGAAGGTTAGGAGATTGGACGACAGGTGGTCGCTCTCTCGGACCCAGATAGAGGAACTGATTGAGGGGCGAATTAACGTCGGCAATCCCGCCACACCCACCGTACTGGGCAGGGTGAAACTCAGCCGCGCCTATTCTAACCCAGCCTCCCCCGTGGTAGTCACGGACGAAGAGTTTGACGACTTGGCTGACGACCTCGCCGCCCACATCGTTGGCACCACGAATGTTCACGGGATAGCTGACACGTCCAAGTTGGTTGTCACGAGCGACGCTCGGCTCAACAAGGTAGAGAACTACGCCGACTTCGCCACGGCACTCTCCACGATAAGCTCTACGCCAACCACTCTCTACGTCACTTCTGCGGTGACGGCTCAGACCGCTACGGTTCCTGAGACGATTACTTTGAAATTTATCCGCGGCGGGTCACTGAACATCGCCACGGGCCAAACGCTAACTATTCTGGGTGCGATTGAAGCCCCGCCCCACACCATATTTACTAACATTCTCTCCGGCCAGGGCGTGCTTTCATTCGAGGGAAATAAGAAAGTCAGGGAGGTGTTGGGGGCGTGGTTCGGGATGAAAGCCGACTCCGGGACTACGGATAACAGCCCATACTTACAGGCCGCGATAGACTGTCTGGATCGCTCCAAGGCCAGAATGCGGATTCAACTGGACCGCACCTGGGAGGGCTGGTACTCCTTCTCTTCCGGCATTCAGATGGTGGACATGGAGCAGATTTGTATTGAGGGTTCGCCCGGAATCGGCCTCATCTCTGACACGCAGACGGGCGTTATCTCTCGCTCCGCGGGCACAGAGCTTCGGTACACGGCGTCGGGTAGTTCACCGTTCATCAACGGCAACTGTCTAGTCGGCTCAGAGTTCCGCAATCTCATCATGCGTTACACCTCTCCTGGGTTCGTTGGAGACTTCATTTCATTCGCGGCCGACGACTCCGTAGGCTCGGGTGCTTCGGTCGCAAACATCATTGACCGCTGCTTCATCGGCGGATTCGGCGGCAACGAGGCCGCGATGAATGACAACGCCGTCAATGCGCGAATGCTTCTCAATCTTCGCAACACGGTGGAGATTAGAATCCTCAGCTCCACCTTCAGCCACGCGCGCAGAGGAATAGGGGGCCGCGTCGTCCCGCCCTCCGGGGTGGTCGGCACCCCGAGTACGGCCTACTCAAATTCTGTCGTCATTGACGGCTGCCGCCTTCAGTTCTTAAACGAGAACACTTCTCCGCCTTCAGGCACGGGGGATACTGCTGGAGAGGGCGGCTACGCCGTAGTGTGCCCCGGCACCCAATGGGACATTCGCTCCTGCGTGTTCGAGCCGAACGAAGGCCCGGCGTTCACGAACGCCATTGTCAGGGGTATTACGACCGAAGACCCTGTTGTGAGGGCGGGCATCAATCTTCCTGCGGCGGCCGTGAGGGTGTCCAACTGCGGTTTCTGGGATTCCCAGGGCGGCGGGATAGCGTGCAAAATCCGGGGCCAGGGGTGGTTGTTTGAAGGGAACCTCATTTACATCTACAACAACGGAACCACGAAGTTGGGCCAGTTCCTCAAGGTCTACGGCGACGCGACCACGGAAACTAGGGGGTTAGTCGTTATCGGCAACCGCTTCACTGGTACGGTTTCCGTCTCCGACAAGAGTCTTATTCACTTAGACATTACGGCGGCTCAGGCGGGGAAGGTTACAGGCATTGTGTGGGCCGGAAACTCAGGCGACTCGGAAATCGCCCCGCCCCCGCCTGACATCCCGTGGGGCGCGACGGCTCTGACGGGCCTTCATTATTTCTCCACTGAGAAGACTATCTCAGGCTCTCCCCCGCACGACATCAAGACGGACGAGGGGCTGATTCGGGCCAACGCCGCCGGGGGCGCTTTCACCTGCCGATTACCCGCAGCCCCGGTGCCGGGTTTCACCGAGTTCATCAAAGGCCGAACGGTAGCTTTCATCAAGACCGACTCGTCAACGAACGCCGTAACAATTACAGGAGCCGCGGGCACGGAGACCATCGGGGGCGCGGAGACTTCCTACCGTTTAACCCGCCAGGGCCAGGCCGTCTGTTTCTTCAACACGGACGGAACGAACTGGATGGTGCTGTGGGAGGGGGGCAGGGCGGCTCTTACCGGCGACGACGCGGTTTTCATGGTGCCGCGCGTGCCTACGGGGGGAGTGGGCGAAACCACCGAAGCCGTCTCGGACTCCAATAACGCCGTCAGGGCTTACCGCTTCAAGGTGACGGAGCCGACGAGGATCACGAAAATCTCTTTCCGCATCGGCACCGCCGGCAACGTCTTGGCGGTGGGCATCTACGACTCGGCGGGCAACAAGCTCGTCTCGGCGGACAACATTTCAATCAGCGCAGGCACGACTACTTACACGGGGACCGTGACGGCTATTACGCTTTTGCCTGACACCTCGTACTTCATCGCGTTCGCGGCCGACACTACCGTTCCCACTATTGGCGGAACCGGCTCAGTTGCCGCTGGCTTCCTTGATTTGCTCAACAAACCTACTACGGGCAAGAGTTGGGTCAGTTGCGCCAACGCGATGAGCGGGGGCGTGCTGCCCGCCACGCTCGGGGCTTTGACCGGGATAACGTCAGCGGATTCGATTCCTTTTTGGCTTTTGCATAACTGAGGTGAATTTATGAGCGGAGTATCAAGCAGTACAGCAAGAAGGGTCCGCAAGGGTGCAACACTTCCTGCTACTTGTTCCCCCGGCGAAGTCTTTATAAAAACCGGGGCAGACGCGGGGCTATATTCTTGTGCGGTTGCAAACACATGGGAAGGGCCACTTGGGGAGGCTTCTACGGGGGACGTGGCCGGGCCAGCGTCTTCCAATGATAACCGCTTGGCTAGGTTCGACGGGGCGGGTGGTAAAACGATTCAGAACTCTGCCGTCACTGTAGACGACTCGGGCAACATGAGCGGAGTGGGGACAATCAACGGAGTAAAGAGGTATGTGGCCTTACTCTCACAGTCGGGAACGTCCGCGCCAACGGTAACGGTTCTTGAAAACTCACTCGGCGGAACTGTCGTTTGGACTCGGTTTGATGTCGGCGTGTACACTGGCACGCTCTCGGGCGTATTCATGGCAAGCAAGACGGCCATCTTTCCCGCGACGCGGAGTGGGATTGTTACAACAGGGTATCGCTTTGACGCCAACAGTGTGGCCGTCGAAACTTACTCAGTAGTAGAGGGCGGGAATTTTGACGACGCGCTGAATGAAACCGCGATTGAGATAAGGGTTTATCCCTAGAGGTGCTTATGAAAGTCTACACCGCGCTTTTGACGCAGCAAGGCAGTAATGACCCCTCGCCTATGATACTTGAAAACTCTCTCGGGCAAATCGTTTGGACGCGGGCCGGGGAAGGAATCTATGAAGGCATCTTGTCGGGCGCATTCCCCGACGGCAAGACCTTCTGCTTGATAAATGAGAGCATCGGGGATAGCTCAACTTCGGAGCGCGTCACCATCTGCCGCGCGAGCAACGACCAGATAAATGTGACCACGGCGACTGGCGGCAACCCGACAGACGGATTGCTCTACAATCACAGTTTAGAGATTCGCGTCTACGACTGACCTTCCAGCCTGTCCACGGCCTCAATTAACTCATCTTCCGCCGTGACTACCTTCTCGCTGTACTGTGAATCTCCGTTCGATTCGTGGACGGCTTTAACAAATCGTTTGGCGGCTTCTACGACTTCGCGCTCCTGCGCCGTGAGAGTATCGGGCATGGCTGGACTCCTGAGTAAAGGTTTCGGGAGACTGTAAACCCTGCTTGACGGTCGCAGAGTATAGCACGCCCCCTCAAAAATCATTATTATGAGTCCATGCGCTCAGTTGACGCCGACGACCTTATCACCCAAACCGAAGCCGGGGAACTGCGCGGTGTTACCCGGCCCGCCATTCACAGCCTAGTCGTCAGAGGGCGATTACGCTCAATCAAGATAGGCGGAACTATCTACGTCTTCCGCTCCGAAGTCTTGAGGCTCAAGACCAACAGGACGATAAGAAGTGACGAGGAAATCTTGAGAGACGTTCGCCGTGTCGCACGTATGTTGAGACACAAGCCAACATCAACCGAATACAAGGAACACGGAAAGATTCACCTGAGTTCTGTGTGTAAGAGATTCGGTAACTGGTCTAAGGTACTCGCAAAGCTCTGACCCTTGCCTTCCTCCCCGATTTGATATAGATTGCCCGCCGTCTCACTAGCCCCTACAGGAGGAAGCCCATGCGAAAGCTCATTCTAGCCTTTTCAATCGCTCTCACGCTCATACTGTCCGCACTGCCGCAAAGTTCTCTCTTGCTTGTTCATGCCGCAACCTCACGGCAAGACGGCGACCCCAACGTGCGAGTTTGGGTCAACACCTCTTCCGACATCTATTGGTGTCCCGGTTCTCAGTGGTACGGGAAAACAAAACGCGGTTTCTACACGACGCAACGCGAGGCGCAACAGGCAGGATACCGGCCTGCTTACTATCGGGTCTGCCGGGGCACGTCTCAGGCGAGGACGCCCCAAGATGAGCGTATCCGTGGAAACCGCCGAAGCATGATTTACCACTGGCCGGGATGTCCGAACTATGATGACATAGCCCCGCATAACAGGGTTCATTTCAGGACTCGTGCGGAAGCTGAAGCGGCGGGATACAGGGCCGCGAGGAACTGTTATTGACTAAAAGGCGGCGTCAAGGTTTCCCCCCAACGCCGCTCTCGCCTGTTCGTTACCTAGAGTAGAAGGAACGCTAGGCGAGGGGGATTGTATCACGACCCTAGAAGCCAGATGACGAGTGAGGTTGCTATAACACCGATGGCTGCGCCTAAGAACAGCCCGCTCAACCAAATCGGCCACGCATCTTTTTCACTGAGTACCTGAAAGAATCTCATCGTCTTCACCTCACGCCCATTATAAACTAAAAGAGAGCGGGTGCGAGGCCCGCCCTTCGATCAATACTTCTTCCAGTTCCTCGCGGCGACAATCATCCGCCCGACCCCGACCCCCATCCTGATGAGGAACGCCACCTCCGGCTTGAACTTCTCCACGACGAGCGTCCCTCCGTAGATGCCGAGCGTGGCCGCGATGTTCTTACCCATCGCCGTGCCGCCCCGCTCATTCCGAAAGAGCGAGTTTCCCTCCCGGAAGTTGGGCTGGTCAGAGGATGCTATGTCCATCCCCGAACCCGCCCAATAGACCGCCGACGAGACCCACGCCGACGGGCCGTAAGGGCGGAAGAAGCCCCGGCGCTCCTGTTTACCTTTCTGCCGCCCATTAAGCTTCGGCACGCTCGCCTCACGCTGGACAGTCTCAGGCTTGACGAACTTCTGTTTGAGTTCGTCGGGGTACTCGGTTTGGGCGTGTGCGGTTGATGCGAGGGCAATCAGTAGAAAAGAGAAAACGAGGCGTGCTAGATTTCGATTGATCGTCATAATCAGTGGCCCTCCTACGGCCGTTGAAGTTGATGGTCAAAGGCCCGCCCTATTCCTGTTGCACGCAGGATGGGCGGGCTGCTTCGTTTCCGGGCGCGGGAAGGCGCAAAACGCCCCTCCCCGGCATCGTATGTGGACGTTCTATGTGGAAGTGAATTGTTCTGAACCTGGAAAAGTGAGGATTTTCTAGGTAATTTGATGAGCCGGACTGGGCTCGAACCAGTGACCCGCTGATTAAGAGTCCGCGACATCCTCTTGTTGCATGATGTTGCATGGTGTCGCACCGTGCGGCATATCCTTGAAAATC